GCTCCCTAGTTCGTCCGCCGACGAGGGAGCTATCAACACAAAAACTAAACTAGACACATTTTTGGAAATCTAGTTGTATATTCTGTATATCAATTATATAGTCCTGCTTTTTTTTATGGTTCGACCATAATTCGACCATTTGATGTTTTATGTACTATCAAGATTTCTATATTTCATATTTTATATTACTTTAAATATTATATTTGCGCATTGTCAAACTAAAATAGTGCGTTTATGAAATCGTTATTAAAAAATGTCCTAAGAAGGATAAGTAAAAAACAATCTTCTAAAGAAGATAATGCAACAGCCTTTTATCCCCAGTGTTGTGCAAAAGTGGATGATTCCGCTCGTATGCGTATAAAAATGTCTTATGACCAAAATGTAAAAGAAACTATATCAAGCTTGAAAACACTTGCTAATGATATGTCTAGTGGCTTTGTTACTTTTAAAAAGTTTCAGACTAGGCGTTATCAATACAACCCGGATGCAGATGCAACTCTATATGCTTCAAGACTGCTTCGTGCAGCTTCTATATTGGAGTTCCTATTAACTGATCCTGATAATAAATCTTAGAGATTCATTTTTTCAGCTAGAGCAGAGAGCCCTATCAGTAGTTCAGTTATATTTTTGGCTTTTCCGACAACATCATCAACTTTCGCTGCTGTATCAGGGCTTAACTCCTTTTCTAATCGTTCTAGCTGCATTTGAAATGTATCAAAACTTAATATATATAAGTCTCTTTCAACAGTGAATCCCCCTTTTTCTGCAAAATTGAATATTTCAAAATTCAACGTAAGATATTCAATACCATATCCTTTATAGTCAATAAATCTCCTATTTTTGAACTCCTCTAAAACTATTTCATATTGTTCTTTACTGATCCTAAGGTCTGGTATATCTTTATAATTTAGTTTAGCTGTTCTTTTCCCGTTTGCTACAACCAAAATATAATTTAATACTTTATCCTTTTCTTCAGCTGTTATAACTAAAGGATATTCTCTTTCATCTTTTGGGGGTACAGTTCTAATTGGGCGCATATTTGAAAAAATATTTATTCTATTGTTTATATAGTTTCATTCTAGTATTACTGTAATACATTATATCTTTTTCTATTTCGCAGGGAATTGTTAAATTGTCTTTTTCTACTATTAGATTCACAATATTGTCGTTTATAGAGTATTTACCTGATACCGTTTCTTTCCATTCATATTCTAAATCCTCATTATCATCTGCAACATTATATATTGTGAAAGATTTCAAGTCAAAAGATATAGCAAAAAAAGATCTTAAATAAGGAGTGCCTTCTTCAAAAGACAATCGAGTTTTTCCGTACCAGTCTTTTGCAGAAGTCCATGTTGTTCCTGCTAAATTAATACTGTCATCAGAGCATGAATTAAATATAAGCACAAATAAGAAGGATAGTATTAAAAATCTTTTTTTCATACGTATATAAGTTTATCCTACATTTCGTTCATTTTTCAACATAGTCAGTTCTCCTTTGGCTTTTTTAAGTTCTTCTGTGAGTAACTGATTCGTTTTAGTTTGTTCGGTGATTATACCTTGCAAGGTAGTGATCGTATCTACCAAGCGTTTCATTTGTTCTATGTTTGGGTCAGGTGTTACTTCTGAAAGTAGCATTTGACCTTTTCCGCGAAGTAACCACTCAGCAGAAATATCTTCATAGGTTAGTAGAATTGAAGTTAATACCTTAGCGGAAGGTTCTGTTCCACGTTGAAACATTGATGCTATTACAGATTGTGTTACACCAATTCTTTTCGCAAATGCGCTATCTGTAATGCCGGCAGACAGAATTATTTCTCTAATTCTTCCATTAATAGTGTTACTATTTGTCATAAATCCAATCAATCAAAAGTTAATAAAACGCAAATGCGATAAAATAAAAAGTTTTTTGTTTTCAAAATAACGCAAATGCGATTATATTTGCATCATAAATCAATCAATCATACAAACATACAAAAATTGATTGATAAAACCAATTAAAAAATAACGATTATGAGCTACAATTTATCACAAATAATGAAGTCTGCACACCGCAATTACAAGAAGGGTGGAAAAACATTTTCAGAGTGTTTAAAATCTGCATGGAGCTTCGCAAAACTCCAAGAAAGTTTCTCACCGGAAGCAGTGAAATCAAGAACTGATAAATTTTTAGCTGAAAGACATGAAGCTATGAGCAAGACTGCCAAAGCTACACCTAGCAAGGAATATAATAACCTTAATATTCCCGCTTCCGCTTACTACAACCCAAATAGTACTCATTACGGTGCACATTACGTCGGAGATTAATCAAATTATACAACAATGGATAAAAGAACCGAACTAGAAATACAGCGAGACAAATATGAAGCTGTGATTGAAGAACGAGACGCGTTGATCAGCTCTTTGAGAGGTGAAAATGAAAAACTCAAACGAGATTTAGAATCAGAACGTGGATTTTATAGAGAGAAAGTTTCCCAATGTGATGATTTGAAGAAATTTATTGAATCGCAACGAAACTTAATGGACATAGTTTTGAAGAACAACCAAAGTATTCTCTAACCCTCACTAAAGTCAAACCAAACCGCCGGTTATCCGGTACCCAGTCCGGTCTTTGAGCCTGCCCTTGAAGGGAGACTGGGAACAACAGAGAAGAGTTCTTTGACATTGTGGAACATATATGGCTTACGTAGCAGGAATATGAAGCCTGTGAGGGTAGGTAGTTAGGCTGTAGTAAGACGGTGGTTTGGTACACCGGTGTAGAGCCGTGGTTAGCAATAAAAGCGAGGTTCAAAAATTACCCTGCAACCGAATAGCAGAGGATTTCGGTAAGTATATAGATAGAATTAAAATGAATAACATATAAGAGCGATGTAGCTCAATTGGTTAGAGCGCTGTGTGTGGTGGATGGTTGAGAGTTCGAGTCTCTCAAGAAATACTCTTAGCTTAACGGAAGAGCACCACAAGCAGAGGTCGGCGGTTCGAATCCGCTCATCGCTTCAATGTTTAATTAAAGAATATAGAGTTATGACAAGGTTTTTCCAGTTTGTAATAGTTGGAATAATATTAGGAGCGGTGCTTATGTTACTCGCTTCTATTGTTTCTTCGTGTTACTTTTTTATTACAACATTTACGTTGAGTGATTTTGAAGAAAGAACAGCTTCATTTGTTCTCGGTGCGGTAAGTGCTCTATTTACATACGGAATGTTCCGGATATTAATGAATGCCTTACAAGCATTTTCAGATAAGTTGGATGCAATAAAAAAGAGATATGAAAGCAATAATTGAAATTAAAGATGTCGCCTTTCGAGAGATAGGCGACATCAATAGGGGAAGAGGTAAACCTATCAGGGATTGCGTGAAAGTATTTGAAAGCTACAAGGTGATAACTTTCTTTGGCATTCCCATTAAGCGAATTGCCCATAGATTGAATGATTGGGATCCTGAAGAATCGACTTCAAACTCTCATAAGCAAGAGTGATTGTTAATGGCGGTGTTCCATCAATGAAATGTAGGATACACTGTTTTCTATGGTCCTCAATTTTAATAACACATCCTAGATTGATAAGGATGCATTTACCGTTTTCGGTAATCTCAATAAATTTGTTCATTTTCTTGTTTTTTGATTTGACACTTCAAAAATAAGAAAATACCCCGTTCCTTTTTTATTAGCGAATAATCTTGGAGCGGGGAAAACTATTAACTAATTAATAATCAGTATGGAAAAGGATATTCAGAGACGTAACGTAATTGATGTATTACGGAGTATGGATGTTGGTGCAATAGAAGTATTTCCTATCGTTCAGAAACCGTCTGTAACTAATACATTGAATGCTCGGCTTTATAAAGAAAAAGCTGAAGGAATGGCTTGGAAAACAAAGTCAGATGTAAAAAATATGCAGTTTATAGTAACCAGAATTGCATAACTACCTTGCTTGTTGAGATGATCAGAGGTGAAATGGCTGAAATATTGCTAGATAATATTCTCCGTCTGTTTTCTACAGAAACGTTTGGAAAAGATAAGTCTGCGTATTATGTGGGTGGGGAAAAGAAATTGATGAATCTTATAGAAGCGGGTAAGATTGAAAGTGATAAGCCCGCTAATGTACAAAACGGCAAGTGGCATTGTAATGCTGCTCAAGTATTACTTCATTGCCGATGTGCGGGAAGGAAAGTTAAATCTAAAAAACGGAAGAAATGAAAAAGATTAAAGTGATACAGTATGCCATGATGTTCATTGCCTTATGGACAACACTGTATCTTATAGATAGCATTGAAGTTAGCAAGAAAGAATTTATTGCTGCTTTTGTATTGGTGACTGTCGTATCAGTGAATTATATCTGTTTTCGATACTACGAAGATAGGAAACAAAATAAAGATAGCCTGTGAAGGTCTGCATTGCTTAATTTTAGTATTTGTCATGTTTATTTAGCCCGGTTCGCCGGGCATCTGCCGGGATAGCCCAGTTGGTTAGAGCGCATGTTTCTACATGAGGTCAGCGGTTCGAATCCGTTTCCCGGCTCAACTCAATCAGAGTTAAGTAACCCGTGAGGGTGAAAATATATTTGCATTATATATACAATCAATGTAGCCGGAAGCGTCTGGCTACGACCTGAAGGAATGGCGGAATTGGTAAACGCAAGTATGCAGATAGATTGAAGAAAGTCATACATAGGTAATCTATCATCCCGGTTCGAGTCCGGGTTCCTTCACAGAGAATTTTTCTTTTTATGTTTAACTAATGTTGCCAGCGAAAAGGACGCTGTAGGGTTAAAGCCCCTGTTATTTGAGTTTTAATTGTTCTATACTATTCCGGTGTGCTTTGAACGGCTATCCGGAAGCAAGAAACTCGTGAGAGTGCTATTTAATAGTTAATGTCGTGTTTTATTTTGTGTTTGTGTTCTAGGTGAATGGTTCGTGAGAATAGTTCACTTAAAACGGATGGCTGGTGTAATTGGCAGCATACGCAGATATGCGTGATGTGGGTTCGATCCCCACGCCATTCACCCTTCTGATCCTAATTAAATTATAGTAGTTCATGAGTTTTGTTTTGTGTTTGTGATTGGGGTGTATGGTCTGTGAAGATAGTGCACCTTTTTAATTAATCGGGCGGATATGTATATCGTTGGTTGAAACTGCGGTGAGGTGCACCAATATTCCGTGAGACCGGTTCGACTCCGGTTCCGTCCACTAGCATTTACATTATGTATAAATCAGGGAGCCGTACACCCTTCAAAGCGTAGCCGTTCCATAAGGTACATTGGATTATTCATTTTCTTATTTTTCTGCCTGTACAATATCGTACAGGCAGTTTTTTGTTACAAAAAAGGCGTTAAAATGGCGAAGTTTCTGTTTGCATATCTTGTCAATAAAAGATAACTTTATAGATGTAAAGAATTAAAAGTCAAACCATTAATTTCAGAATTATGAAAGAATTAGTAACCATTCAGCAAAAGCTGAAAGCCCCCAAAGGGCAGTATAATACTTTCGGTAAATACAAGTACCGTAGTTGTGAGGACATTCTTGAATCAGTGAAACCTGTTCTTGCTGAAACAAAATGTACATTAACTCTAAGTGATGAGATGATCGCAGTAGGTGATAGGATCTATGTAAAAGCGACTGTCACTTTGACTAATGACAAGGGAGAAAAAGAAGTAACTACTGCTTTTGCAAGGGAAGAAGAGACAAAGAAAGGAATGGATGGGAGCCAAATTACTGGGGCCTCATCTTCTTATGCAAGAAAGTACGCTCTTAACGGTCTGTTTTGCATTGATGATGCAAAAGACAGCGATTCGACCAATACTCATGGTAAAGAAGAGACTCAACAACCTGCAAAAACACCGGTAAGTACGGATAAGGCAGTATATACAGGTGCTCAATTGAAAAATGCTATTGCTGAAATGCTTGCTGTTAAAAGTCGTGCTGAACTTGAAAAGGTTTGGTATGGACATGAAGCAATGCAAAATGATAATGAATTTAGAAATGCCTGTATGGAAATGGGCAAAATTTATCCTGCACAATGATAGAATTAGTTAGGTCAGGTGTAGTTTTCAATGAAGAAAACCACACCTATTTTCTTGGTGAAAAACAGTTGAAAGGTATAACGGGAATGATAAGCCGGCAATTATTCCCGGATAAATATAAGGCTGTTCCTGAATTTATATTGAAGAGAGCTGCTGAAAAAGGTAGCCGTATCCATGCTCAATGTCAGTTTGTTGATACTACCGGTTTCACGCCTGAAAGTGTTGAAGCGGAGAATTATTTGAAAGAGCGGACGAAAGCCGGATATAAGGCTTTTGCTAATGAGTACACTGTGTCTGATAACGAATACTTTGCATCAAACATTGATTGTGTTTGGGAAAAGGACGAGAAAATCAGCCTTGGCGACATCAAGACTACTGCAAGCCTTGACCGTGAGTATTTGAGTTGGCAGTTATCAATCTATGCCTATTTGTTTGAACTTCAAAATCCACTTATCAAAGTTGATAAATTGTTTGGCATTTGGCTACGAGGTGATAAATCTGAATTGGTTGAGATTGGACGTAAACCGGATGCAGAGGTTAAGAGATTACTGGAGTGTGAGATTAAGGGTGAACACTTCTTGCCTAATACTCCTGTTCCTGTCGATGAGAAGCTGCTTATTCCCATGCAATTAGTAGATACTATCATTGATATTGAGGAACAAGCGAGCTATATCACTGAAGTGCAGAAAGGTTATAAAGAACAGCTTAAAAGTGCCATGCGTGAGAATGGTGTTAAATCATGGGACGCTGGCCGGTTACGTGTTAGTTATACTCCTTCTTCAACGGGTAAGAGTTTTGATACAAAGAAGTTTCAGGAAGATCACCCGGAACTTTATTCTCAATATTTAAAAACGTCAATTAAAGCGGATAGTATTCGTGTAACTATAAGGGAGGAAGGAAAATGAGTGTCAATAAAGTAATTCTTATAGGACGTGCCGGTAAAGACCCGGACGTGAGAACATTGGACGGTGGAGCAAAAGTAGCTTCTTTATCTTTTGCCACAACAGATAAAGCGTACACCTTGCAAAATGGAACCCAGGTACCGGAGCGTACAGAATGGCATAATCTTATTTTTTGGAATAAGACTGCTGAAATAGTTGAGAAGTACGTCCATAAAGGAGATAAGTTGTATATAGAAGGTAAGTTACGCACTCGTAACTATGACGATAGCAAAGGAGTTAAGCGCTACATCACTGAAGTCTTTGTTGATAGTATCGAGATGCTTACACCGAAAGTTCAGCAACAGGCTGCTCCTGTACCTCCACCATTACCAACGCAACAGCCTACACAGAGGCAGCAACAACAGGTACAACAGCCTGCATATCAGCAACAGTCGTTTCAACAGGCACCACCGCCTGATGATTTACCATTCTAATATATGGCAGAAGCTATTCTAACAAAACAAAACGGGGTAGTCACAATGGATAAGTCGTTTGACTACCTCTGTTCCACGCTCAAAAATGGAACTTACACTGTAAGTATCAAGAGAAAGGTGGAACCACGTACACTGTCACAGAATGCACTAATGTGGTTGTGGTTCGCTTGTATTGAGAGGGAGACAGGTACGGATAAGTTAGATGTTCATGATTACTATTGTCGGAAGTTTCTTCCACGGCAAATATGTATGAATGGAAATATTGTTTCGGTTGTTGGAAGTACTTCTAAATTGAATACGATCCAAATGAAAACTTTCATGGATAAGGTTCAGGCTGATGCTGCCACCGAATTAGGAATCAATTTGCCATTGCCTGTTGACCAGTACTATAAAGATTTTATTAATGAATACCTGCATAGGTAAGTATTAACTAAAAATTTAATTAAAATGGATTTGAATATTTCAAAAGCAAAATTGACCAAAAAGGGATGTCTTGAAGTGGTCTATACAGACAAGGAGGGAAACGATATTGTTTTCAAGGGGATTAATCCTGTTCATCCGGATTTGAAGGATTCGCTTAATAAGCTTATCCCTTACATTGTCGATATTACAGAGCAGAAAGAAGCCGGGTACATTAATTGGGAACGTCCGGATTCATGTCTTGAAGATGAGTTTTTCAAGAAGTTCAATGTAACCGGTGTTAGCATTGGTGGTGACTCTTCCTTTGAAGTTTGTGTGCTGACTGGTAAGCGAACTCTTATGACGAGCAAAGTTCTTAATCTTTGTTCTCCTGGTATTGGTTTCGATCCGGACAACGAATCGTATGTGCATTGTGAGGAGTTTCGTGATGCAGTTTACAATTTCTTGTATGAAGCAGAACTCTATGTTACAGAGAATAAATGTTCAGAGATTCAAAAGGAGTTCGAGTTTAAAGATGGTGAGGACCCGTTTGAAAAGACAGATGAAGCTGCTGAAGCAATGAATGAGAGTGAAGATAATGAGGTATTCTCAACTGTTGAACATCAAGAATTAGTATTAGAACCTGCTTCATGAAACCAATCTATGTGACTAAGACGCCAAATCTGTACCGGATTCAGTTCGAGTATCACCCAAAGTTGGTCGAGGTCATAAAGATGATACCAAGTAAGCCACGCTACGACGGGACAGACCGGGCGTGGCTTGTTAGTATCAATGATGCGCGTTATCCTGTTGGACGTGATGCCAATTGGTATGTGAGAGCTTTTTCGCAATGGGCTGTTCAAATGCGTTTCTGTTCTACTGTTAAGGAACGTGAGGTTACTGAAGATATTAATTATGATATTCCTCCGATGAAACCTTTTGTCGGTGAACACTATATGTTACTTCAACCTTACGAGTATCAACTTGAGGGAGTCCAGTATGCAATAGAGCACAAACGCTGTTTTTTCGGAGACCAGCCCGGGTTAGGTAAAACGTTGCAAGCTATATGTGCAGTTGTTAAGGCACATAAGGAAGCGCCTATATACGGTGAATCTTTTCCTGTACTTGTAATTTGCCCTGCTGCATTGAAAGTCAACTGGCAACGTGAATTCAAGAAATTCGCAGGGATTAACGCCATTATACTTGATGACAGAAACCGCCAGTCCTGGCAATCTTTTTATGAGTGTAAGAAGTCTGATGGCAGCCCACTTTGTGAGGTATTCATTACGAATTATGAATCACTGAATAAGTTTTTTGTGAGGTCTGTAAATAAGGAATCCAAGTTCACAATGAAAAGTATTGCTTTCGATCAGCGTGTTTCTTTGTTCAGGTCTGTTATCATTGACGAATCTCACAAATGTAAATCAAGTAAGACACAGCAAGGAAAGTTTGTAGAAGGTATCTGCAAAGGAAAACGGTATGTATTCGCATTGACCGGTACTCCTGTTGTCAACAATAATACAGACTTGATACAACAGCTAAAAATATTAGGTCGATTAGAGGACTTTGGAGGATATAGCCGGTATGTTGAAAGATATTGCGATGGTCCCAAACAGGCATCCAACGTTAAAGAACTGAATTGGCGGTTATGGAATACTTGTTTCTTCCGTCGTGAGAAGTCAAAGGTACTTACACAACTTCCGGACAAGACTCGCCAATACTTGACAGTTGATATCACTACCACCAAAGAGTATAAGGCTGCCGAAGCTGATATGGTGAAATACTTGAAGAAGTACAAGAATGCTTCGGACGCACAAGTGCAGAAGTCCATGAATGGTGCTGTTATGGTGCAGATGCAGCTTTTAAAACAAATATCAGCAAGGGGAAAAATCAAGGCTGTTTGTGAATTTGTGCATGATGTTATTGACGGGGGTGAGAAACTTATTCTGTTTGGTTACTTGAAAGAAGTTATAGCGGAATTGAAAAAGGAGTTTCCTAAAGCTGTAACGGTAACAGGTTCCGATAATGTCAACCAAAAACAATATGCTGTCGATTCTTTTCAAAATAATCCCGATTGCAAGCTGATTATTTTGAACTTCAAATCGGGCGGTACCGGGCTTACTTTGACGGCTGCCAGTCGAGTAGCATTTATTGAATTCCCATGGACGTTCAGTGATTGTGAACAGGCAGAGGATAGAGCGCACCGTAACGGTCAAAAGAACAACGTTAACTGCTATTACTTTTTAGGCAAAGATACTATTGACAAGTATATGTATGATGTGATTCAAACAAAGAAGAACATTGCCAATGGTGTTACCGGTACGGACGATCAAGTAGAAGAGAATATGGTGAATCTTGCAATGGACTTGTTTAGGGATAAATTATGAAGCCATTTAGATTAGTTATAAATGGGCAGAAAACTCATATTCAGGAATACAAGAAAGAAATGTTGTTCGGTCCTGAATGGGAAACCATAATATCCTTTGTCGGTTGCAAGAACAGGTGTAAACAAATCGTTGACCTTCTAAATGAATGTGCAACGATTTCAAAAAACAAGCAGAAAAATGACTGAAGAAGATATTCGTAAATTGGAGGTGAAATATTCTGAAACTAAGATACAACACATTTGTGTAACTTGGTTCAGAGAAACGTTTCCCAATGTAGGCCCTTTACTCTTTGCTATACCAAACGGCGGCGTCAGGACAAAGAAAAGCGGTGCTATGCGTAAATATGAAGGTGCCATCGCTGGTGTTGCTGACTTGATTCTGCTTTTTCCTCGCGGTGGTAAGAGCAGTCTTTGCATAGAGATGAAAACTCCACATGTAAAAGGTAAACGTGCCGGAACGCAGTCTGATGAGCAAAAAGAGTGGCAGGCATTAGTTGAGAAATATGGTAGTGTATATGTCGTTTGTCATGGGTTGATTGAGTTCATTAATAGCGTTTGCTATTATCTGAAAGCTGACCCTCAACCTTATATAAACAATGTCTTACGGAATTATTATAAATTGATATGACTTATATTGAACTTATCAATAGGTTTTGGGAACTTGACGAAAGCTGGCAATTTTCCTGCTGTGAAACGAGGCTTTATTTTTACTTGCTAAAAATTGCGAATCGTTTAGGCTGGGAGGATAACTGGACACGTAGTGATACAAAGGTGTCATCTGACGTGGGAGTGTCTGTAAAAGTATTCAAGTCCGCCCGAAATAGATTAGTTCAAGCAGGTCTTATTGAATGTAAACAAGGTAATGGAAGAGGCAATAAATCAACGTATTCTATAAAAGGTGTACACAAAGGTATGCAAAATATACCACCTTTACGGCATCCTTTAGGTACACCTTTAGGGTATCCTTTAGGTGCACCTTTTCAAGAAAGCTCCCCCATACCCCCTAAAGAAGAATATAAGACAGAGAAAAAGACAAAGAAAGAACCCCCTAAAGGGGGTAAGAAAGAAAGTAGCTCTGGCGAGCTTTTTCCACCCTCTAAACCGGAGAAACCTAAAAGAGTCGCAAAAGAATTTATTGCTCCTACGCTTGATGAGGTTATCCAACACTTCATCAAGCAAAATGCTCCGGAACGTTTAGATGATTGGCAAGAGCAAGCAGAAATATTCTTTAATCACTTTGACTCGATAGGGTGGAAGAATGCCAATGGAGTGAAAATTGAACGGTGGGATTCCAAAGCAAACCTTTGGATACTGGATCGCATACGTGAAAATCGAAAAAATGAATTAGACCATGACGGAAGAGGAAAAGAATCTATCAAGCAAGCTTCAAAATTTGATGGAGAAGGAAGCCGGCAAGCGCAAGCTGACGCTCCAACAGATAGAGAATCTGATACAAAGGCACAAAGAAAGTATTCAGAACGTTTCTGAATATGACTTAACTGATACGCAAGAGTATTACAGCCATTGGAATTTAATTTCTAACCTTGGTACGGATTATACGGAACGGGAGTTTAGAAAATTTGATGTTGATGATAACAACTCTAAACTAATTCAGTTTCTTCTGTACTATTTCAACGGATGTCGGTATGCTCAAAATGTGTTTCCGGAAGAGAATTACAAGGTTCATAAGAATCTTTTGCTTGTTGGTGAACCTGGCACCGGGAAAACAATGTTGATGCAGATTTTTGCAGATTATTTGAAACTTACTTGTAACCCCAATGCTTTTGAAAACTTGTCTGTTACTCAAATGATGAATTATTATAAAATCCATGGGCATATTGACTTGTACACTTACAATGAGAATCAATCCAAAGGATTTAAGCCAAATCCTTTTAATATCTGCTTGAATGATATCGGTCTGGAAACGGAAAATCAAAAATCGTATGGTACCAGCCTCGATTCAGTTATTGATGAATTTCTTTATGCCCGGTATGAGATTTTTCAGCAATACGGCAAGAAGTATCATATAACATCGAATCTTGGCATAGCCGAATTTAAGAAACGTTTTGGGCCAAGATTAGTGGATCGCTTTAAAACGTTTAATGTTCTCCCCCTGTGTGGCGAGAGCCGTAGAATATAGCTACTATGAAAGTTATAATTTACTGGGTTACTAAAGATCCGGATAAAATTGCTCGTATCAGAGAGCGTTTCGGTATTGGAACTTATCGAAGTGTGAACGGTGAAACTCCTGCTGAAATACGAGAAGAAGATATGGAACTTCTTCGGGAAACTGAAAGAAGAGGATTTATTCAAATACGTAATAAACCTCAATGAAAATGGCGCTAAAATGGCGAAGCATCTGTTTGCATAACTTGTCATTTTACGATAACTTTACTGATGTAATAAACTAAAAGTCAAACCAATATAATTAAATTATGGAAGTACAAAACATTAGAATTGACCTTATCAGTCCTTCTCCTTTGAATCCGAGAAAGACTTTTGATGAAGCAGCTCTTCAAGAGCTTGCAAGTAATATTGAGAAACAAGGCTTATTGCAGCCTATCACTGTTCGAGTTGCCAAATCTGAAGATGTGACTGACTTAGAAACTGGTGATGTCACAACAATTCCTTGTTCGTATGAGATTGTTTGTGGTGAGCGTCGTTTCCGTGCTGTATCATTATTGAAAGAAAAGGAAGATAAAGAGAATGTTGCTAAAATCAAGGCCCACCGGAAAAAGTCCGAGCAATTTCAAACAATTTCTTGCATTGTCAGAGAGATGACAGATGATGAGGCTTTTGAAGCAATGATTACCGAGAATCTTCAAAGAAAAGATGTTGATCCCATCGAAGAAGCTTTTGCTTTTGCACAGTTGACTGAGAAAGGACGGACTTTGGAAGATATCGCTCTTAAATTCGGAAAGTCTACTCGCTTTGTTTTTGATCGTATAAAGCTAAATGGTCTTATTCCGGAACTGAAAGATCGTGTAAGAAATGGAGATATACCATTATCCGGTGCTATGATTCTTTCTAAATTGGATGAAGATACTCAAAAAGAGTTTCATGAGGAGGAGGAAGAACAATGTACTACTGCTATGATTCGAGAATTTGTGAGTAATTCTTTCATGGAGCTTGGTAACGCACCTTGGATTAAAGATGATTCCGATAATTGGGAAAATACCGATATTAAATCATGTTCTCAATGTGAGAATAATACGTGTAATCATGGTTGTTTGTTCTATGAAATGAATAGTAAGGATGCTAGATGTATCAATGCTGCTTGCTATGAGAAAAAACAGATTGCTTATGTGACGCGGAAAATTCAACTAGAATATGAACATCTTGTTAAAGTTGGCGAACCTCTTTCATTTGGAAAAACAGTAATTATCGCTAGACGTCCCGATACATATTGGGGAGAAGATAGAAAGGTTTTCTATGAAAAAACTTTGGAAGCTGTTAAACAACTTGGATTTGAAATAGTTGATCCTGATGAAATCTTTAGATGTAAGTGCTGGTATTCAGAAGATGATGAACGCACTTTGAAAATGCTTGAAGATGGAGAAGTTTATCGTTGTCTTTCATTTTTTGGACATTATTCTCCCGAATTTAACGTTAGTTTCTATTATGTTAGAAAAGAAACGGCTTCCTCTACTTCCGCCGTTGCCGATCTAAAAGAGATAGAAAGGGAAAAAATAAACGCCCAATTAAAAAGAGCGAAGGATATAGTCAAGGAGAAGTCTGCTGAAGAAATGCGCAAGTGGGCGCAAGAGAAAACATATTATCAGAGAACAAAAGAATTCTCTGAAAATGAACAACTTGTTTTTGATGTGCTGGTTCTTAGCGGTTGTAGCAGTACTTATCTTGAAAAACTGAATTTAAAAAAATGGAATGGTGAGAGTGATTTTGTAAATTATGTCAAGAACAACCAAGCTGACCGACACCAATGGTATAGAGCCTTTATTGCTGAATGCTTATCATCGAATAATGTGAATTTCTACTCCTATTTGCAAAAGTGTCAGAAAATCCTTTTTGCAGAACAATATCCGGATGATTTCAAAGCGCTCTCTAAGAAACTTGCGGATTCATATGATAAGAAAGAAAAGAAGCTCAAAGAAAGACTGAAAGAGCTAAATAACGATAATATAGAGGAAGCCTAACGGTTTCCTCTCTTTCTTGATATGCTTATGAGAACTTGGACTAATGAGCAACTCGCTATACTTGATAGCGAGTATCCAACTGCTAATTTAAAAGAGCTTGCTGGTCGCCTGGACAAAACACCTGAGGCTGTGAAGGCAAAAGCCTTAATACGTAAATTAAAACGTTCGCCAGACGTGAGGGTTTGGAGTCCGGTTAAAAGACAAAAGCTAATAGCTCTTTATCCCGATCATACCAATCTTGAAATAGCTTCGATGCTTGGTTCAACTGAAAGTGCGGTTGCTGGTATGGCTTTCAAACTAAAATTGAGAAAATCTGCAAAGTTCTTATTTGAACATTCCTCAAAGGGTTTCTTCCCCAAAGGGCACCAACCAATGAATAAAGGACGCAAGCAAACGGAATACATGTCTGATGCTCAAATTGAAAAAACGAAAGCTACACGTTTCAAAAAGGGATGTATCCCAAAGAACCATAAAGAAGTTGGATATGAACGTATAACCCGTGATGGTTACATTGAAGTGAAAACTGCTGAACCGAATGTCTTTGAGCTTAAACACCGGCTTGTATGGATTGAGCATAATGGTGAAATACCTCCTGGGTACAATATTCAGTTCAAAGATGGAAATAAGCAGAATATTTGTATAGATAACTTATACATGATTAGTCGTTCTGAACAAATGAAAACCCAAAATTCAATGTATGCCCGGTACCCGGAAGATGTTCAGTATCTCATCAAGCTAAAAGGAGCTTTGAGTAGACAGATTAATAAAGCAACAAAAAATGAATCATGATTGATGGAGCAATAGATAGATTGAAAGAAATGGTTAATAAACCGTTCCTTTATCAGAATGAAGAAGTAGTAATTCTCAATTACTGTGACGGTACCGGTGATGATGGTACCGAAGTTGAGATATACTTGAATAATGGCAAAGTGTTAGTGTTTAGTATGTTTGATTTGGCTTCCAAGTTGAACCGTTTCCGACCAATAACAAATACAGTTGTCGTGTTGGCAAATGAACGGTTGAATAAGGTGTCTACAGTGAACCCTACCATTTTACAAGATTTGAGAAATTTGGTTCTTCAACAAATAAAGGATGTGAAAGAAGATCCTAGTAAAGTGAGCCAAGCAAAACAAGTTTTCCAAGGGGTTAATACCGTAATCAATCTTGCTAAGACAGAATTAGAGTACAGGAAATATTTAGATACAACAGACCCCTCAAAATAAATAATTAGTATGCTGATAGATAAAGAATATGTTCATTGGTTTCGCATCAGAGACCAACCTAATAGAATCGTGTGAGATTATTCATAGTCTAACAATTTAACCCGATCGATATGATAACATTGAATAGGTTTGCCCAGAGATGCTTGAATATCATGAGGAAGCGCTTTAAGATGAATGAGCATAGCTCAAGAAAAGCGTTTAGCATAAGAATTGAAGCCGTTTGGAGAAAATTCGATATTGCTTCTAAATATAGGAGTGATAATCTTCCTAAATATTCGGAAGATGAAGAATTGGCAGCCGAGATGATAATTTACCTTGTTGCCTATTTAAAAAGATTTGGTTGTGAGGACATTGAACAGCTTATCAAAGATAAGATAGAGTTCGATGATAGAAAAAATGATTAGGTGTTGTTACTGACTGTTTGTGTTGTTGATTTTGTGTTGTTGATTTTAATATAGTTAGTTATGACAGAGATTATTCAAGTCTGCCTACTTGATTTTAATAAGGGGCAGCTCACGGGATTGCCGAAAAATCCACGTTTTTTTCGTGATTACCGCTTTGAAGCGATGAAGAAAAGCATTCAGGATTCGCCAGAGATGCTTGAGCTTCGAGAACTTATAGTTTTTCCCTACAATGATGGCAGATATATTGTTGTTTGTGGTAATTTACGTTTGCGGGCTTGCAAGGAGTTAGGTTATAAAGAGTTGCCTTGTAAAATTCTGGCACCTGATACCCCCGTTAAGAAGTTGAGGGAATATGCCACTAAAGATAATGTCAATTTTGGTGAGAATGATTTGGACGTTATGGAAAACGAGTGGAATAAGGCGGAACTCCAAGACTGGGGCATCGAATTTGCCCCGGAGAGGAAAGAGGATGAATTTAAAGAGCGCTTCGATGCCATCACGGATGATACAGCCATTTATCCTCTCATTCCAAAGTATGACGAAAAACATGAGTTGTTTATCATCACCTCAAGTAATGAGGTAGATAGCAACTGGCTTCGTGAAAGGCTGGACATGCAGCACATGAAGTCGTACAAGACCGGGAAAATAAGTAAATCCAATGTAATTGATATAAAAGACGTTCGCCATGCCCTGCAAGATAGTAATACCAAGTCATAAACGCCATGACCGGGTGTTCGCTAAAAAGTTGGTGAACGATCCTATCATTTGCGTTGCTGAAAGTCAAGCTGACTTATATCAGCAATTTAACCCGGAATGTGAAATTGTTACTCATCCTGACGACGTTATGGGCCTCATCCCGAAACGTAATTGGATGGCAAAGCATTTTGGAGAACTTTTCATGCTTGATGATGATGTCCATGCCTGCAAACCTATTTATGTGGAAAAAGGAGAACCTAGCCGGATAAAGGATAAAGATAAGATAACCAATATCATTCAGTCATTATTTGAGATGGCCAGTATGATGGATGTACATCTGTTTGGCTTCACCGCTCGGATATCGCCGGTAATGTATGATGAATCCGCTTTTCTTTCTCTTTCGAAAATGATAACCGGTTGCAGTTATGGAGTAATCTATAACAAAAACACTTGGTGGAATGAGGAAATACGTTTGAAGGAAGATTTTTGGATTTCTTGTTACATGAAGTACAAAGAACGTAAAGTTTTAACCGATTTGCGGTATAATTTTGAGCAAAAGAACACTTTTGTAAACGCTGGTGGGCTTGCTTCTATAAGGAATCAGGAAGAGGAACGTAAATCTATCCTCTTTATCAAAAAGAATTTTGGTGATAGTATTTTGCTAAAGAGTGCAACCACTAATGGGAAAGACAAAACAAAGCAGCTCGTTCAATATAATATATCATGCAAATTCAAATTCTAATAGTCTGTAAAAAAGGCGTTTAAATGGCGTCCATTCTGTTTGTCATATTCGCCTTTTTTAGCTAATTTTACTGATGTAATAAACTAAAAGTCAAACCATTAAATTAGAATTATGATTATAAGAACAGTTTGCGGATATGATTTCTTTGAGGTGAGTTCTGCAATGCAGAAAGCCATTAGGCGAGCCGACACCGGGGTAGCCGGCTTTTTTGCATTGGAACTTTGGGCGAGTGGGTACCGCGACTATGTGTGGAAGCGTCTGTTTACCATTAGTGCTGAAGATTGCTATGGAATCATTACTAAAGAGATAGAAGCATTGTGGCAGGGGCATGAGCTGGTAAACAAGACTGCTACTGAACCCAAAGGGAGGATATTTGTGAGTAAAGCTGTTATTCTCCTTTGTGAATGTAGAAAGAATCGTGATGCGGATCATTTGCAAAACTTCATCTATGATAGAAAGGATATTGATATAGAAAAGTGGATAAATGATGTCAGGCGTTACCCTATTCCTATCCCAGATTACACTTTCGATGTACATACACGAAAGGGTAAAAAACATGGGAGAACCAAAGAAGAATTCTTTCAGGAAGAATACAAGGCGTTACAACCTCGTGTTCCTGGTTTATTCGATGATTTGGTTCAACCCAGTCAACCAAAGTTATTTAATGATGAAACCACGGCTAAGTAGCTGTGGTTTCTCATATTTCATATAAGTCAAACCAATTTAATTAAAAAAATGAACACGTATTACAAATTTGCGCCAAATGTATTTTTGGCAAAGTGTGATGAGAAGCACGAAAAAGGTGAAACTATTGAAGTTACCACCAAGTATGGTAAGGAGAACGAAAGTATAGTATTTAACCTAATCTTCGAAAAAGATGGGTTTTACTATTATTCCATCGTTAGAGCTGACGGCTTTAATGTTCAAGAATGGGCTAAGCAAAGAGCGGAACGCAGGCATGAATGGGCGTCATCGGCTGTACAAAAAAGTAATGAGTATTTTCAGAAATCAAATAAGCATCGTGATTTCCTTTCTTTGGGTGAGCCTATCAAAGTTGGACACCATAGCGAACGAGGACATCGCAAAATGATAGATGATGCCTGGAATAACATGGGGAAAAGCGTTGAGCTTAGTGATAAGGCTGCCGAACATGAAAGAGTTGCGAAGTATTGGGAAAAAAGGGCTAATACGATAAACTTGTCCATGCCGGAAAGTATAGATTTCTACGAACATAAGTTGGAACAAGCAAAAGAATATCATGAAGGATTGAAGTCCGGCAAATATCCACGTAGCCACTCTTACACTCTCACTTATGCAAAAAAAGAAGTGAATGAGTTGCAAAAGAAATACGAACTTGCAATAAAACTGTGGGGCGATGTTTACTAATCTGTAGTATCTCAAATAATTTACTATGAGAGAATTATCTAAAGAAATCTCATTACAAAGGGTAATGAGGGCTTCAGGTCGTGTACCTGTACAATGCTCATGCAGTGTTTGTAAACAACAATGTCATACGCCATGTTTAGGTACTCCTGATGATATTGAACGAATTATTGATGCAGGTTATGCCGACAGGTTAGCGCTGACGAACTGGGCTGCTGGTATATTCTTAGGGGTTATTAATATTGCTATTCCGATGATTCAGCCCGTTGCTGGTAAGGAGTATTGTGCTTTTTTCGAGAATGGACTGTGTATCTTACATGATAAGGGTTTGAAGCCCACTGAAGGACGTTTGTCTCATCACACTGTCAGGAAGGATAACTTCAATCCTACTATGAGTATTGCTTGGAACGTTGCAAAAGAATGGCTGATGCCGGAGAATGAGGATGTACTTTCTCGTGTAGTAAATAAATTCTTGAATGCAAGGAAGCCATGAATGTGTGTCAATCAATACCTCGTAGAGATTGTAAGGTGTTTGCTAAATGTGGAGCAAAATCCTTATCACATTGCCGGCGGCACCGCGAAACTGATGAGAAGTGTAAAAGTTGTACTCTAATTCATCGTAAGCCGCGTAATCGGATTATAGATGATTCAGGACGTGAAATGAAAAGATGTACCCATTGCGGAAATTACTTCTACTTGAACCGGTTCTACAATCGTATAGTGGTGAGAAAAGGTAAGGAATATCATTTGTTGACTTCCTGGTGCCGTATGTGTATGTCACAGATTAATAATCAGAGGGCAAAGAAGAAAAAGTGATTTGTCTATTAAATTTTTTGTATGAAATATTATGCTTCAGTCAGCTTTGGAAAGGATTCCTTGGCAATGCTTTTCATGCTAATAGAAAAAGGATATCAGTTGGATGAAGTCGTTTTCTATGATACAGGTATGGAATTTCAGGCAATCTATAACACTCGTGATGCTGTTCTTCCAATTCTTAAAAAACTTGGCATTAAATATACCGAACTGCATCCGGAGCAACCTTTTCTTTGGACAATGTTTGAAAGGCCGGTTAAGAAAAGAGGGACCAATATTATTCATAAAAAGGGATATAGTTGGTGTGGGGGAACATGCCGGTGGGGAACGAGTGAAAAACTTCGTGCATTGAAAGCTCACACAAAAGACGGAATTGATTATGTCGGTATTGCTGCCGATGAGACCCATCGCTTTGAAAAGGAAAATCGACCTAATCGGGTTTTACCACTTCGTGATTGGGGTATTACTGAAGCAGATGCACTCCAGTATTGTTACACAAAAGGTTTTGTTTGGCATGAGGATGGAGTAAGGCTATATGAGCTACTTGATCGTGTGAGTTGCTGGTGTTGTGGAAATAAGAACTTGAAGGAGTTGAAGAATATGTATTTGTATCTTCCATGGTATTGGAAAAAGTTGAAAGAACTTCAGTTAAATACTGATAGACCTTATCGGCGTAATAGTGGAGAAACCATTTTTGATTTAGAGGAAAGATTTAAACGTGAAATGCAATAGAAAGAGTTATTATGATTCCCATATGTGTAAATGGAAAAGATTATTATAATCGAGAAGAAGCACTTGCTGCCTGGTTCGAGGAATGGTTAATGAAACAAGACTTTGAGCAAGACCTTATTGACCGGGAGAAAGAGCTTGAATATCGAAGAACCCATCCAGATTGGGATATTCCCTACGTAATGTATGGAGTTCGTAAAAAACACAAGTCTATTAAGAAGAATGAAATAGCTGTGTTTTATGACTTGTTACCGAGACAAAAGCGTGCTCGTACTGCTGAAACACATTGGTATAAAGTATTGTACAAGAGAAAGGCCACTCCTGAAGAAGTTGAGTCACTCAAGGCTGGGGAATATACCCGTAGATATTTGGTATATTCCTTGTTTATTGAGAAGAGGATGACTCTTGACAAGGCTTTGTCCCTTATAGTTGCCGATGACAAGTTGTTAGGCATTACTGATAATACCATCTCTGAAATTGTAACAGCCTTTGAGACTTTCTTTAACCGTAAATTTAGAATTTATAAACCTGAGTTTACAACTCAACTTAATTTATTTACGTAATATGAAAACAACAATTATTGCATGTGTGCTTTTGTTCGTGTTCCTGCTATATGTAGGACACTTTTCTATAACAATCAAGCCGTTCACAGTCCAACTTCCATACTGGCATCGTTCGCTCGGACTGTTTTTGTTGATCCTCTCTTTTATAGTATATAATGCCGGTGAACATGCAAAAGGCTACGTCGATGGACTAAAAGAAGGGGAAAGAAAAGTACTTGAATTGCTGAAGAAAAAGACTGAATAAAATGGCGTTAAAAAGGCGGAGTTTCTGTTTGTTAAACTTGTCAATAATGATTATCTTTATAGATGTAAAGCATTAAAAGTCAATCAATATGAAGAGGAATGAAAAAATAAAAAAATTAGAAAGACTAGGTATTTTCAATCAATGGAAATATAATACAGAAAGAGCAAATGAGACATTTAATATTGAGTGTCCTGACTTCTCAATGACAAATGAAGAACGGATGAACAATTTGTTAGATGTTGATTGCTGCTTTCATCGGTTTCTAGCTATTTCATTCCCTTTTTATAATACTCCTGAAGGTGCTGTTTTTTGGGAGAATATTGCAAAAAAATAATCGAACTTAATTGAATTGAAATTATGAGTAAAAAAGATTTAATAGAGCAGAACATCACAAGAGTTCAAGAATATGTGAGGGAACTTATTGAAGATGCAAAGTGGAATAATGGTGTTTCGGAAACTCTTGAATCTACTTCAATAATTGTAGGTAATAGTGATGATATCTATGATTTTGCAATTTTATTTGCTTCTAATAGTGAATGTGTTTATTGTGAATTCATAAATGGTAAAATAGAGTACATTGATTGTGAACTAGATTGTGAAATATGCCAATTTGAAGGAAGACTAATTTTTCAATATATAAACGGAAGTTTTCATAATCCTACTAGTCAAATTATCGAACTGTCAAAATTGCTGATGAAAGGCGAATTAAAAGACACAAAAAGTATCTTTTGTTCTATGGTACTTCGATTAATGGATACTGAAGAATACAGTAACAATTATTGCAAATCTTTGGATTTAGTTCTGAGGCTGTTTCCTGAAATAGATGGAGAATTATTAGAAAAGGAATTGGATAGATATATTTAAGCATTACAAGGATGAGTAAAATGAATTTAAATGAATTAAGAGACAAAGCATATAAAACAGCTTGTGAACATGGGTTTCACGATCAAGAGCTAAGTAACAATCATTTTCTTTGCCTTGTGATTTCTGAACTGATGGAAGCTGTGGAAGCAGATAGAAAAGGAAGGCGTGCTAATGTTGATCGGTATAATAAGAAGATTGCTAACAGCCGCATTTGTCAAGGATTGGATTCTGACATTCCCAAAGAGCGCGGTTACGAAGTTGCATATAACGAAACCATTAAAGGTTCAATCGAAGAAGAATTAGCTGATGCTGTTATCCGCTTGCTTGATCTTGCAGGACTTCGAGGAATAAACCTTGAACTTGCCAACGGAGATATTGATGACTGTATTGAAGATATGGCAGAAGCCTGTAAAGACGAAACTTTCACCGAATCAATCTATTCCATCTCTACACTTCCTGTTAGGTATGACGGAATATTTGATTTACCTACAGCCGTGAATGATATGATACTATCAATCTTCGGGCTTGCCAAGCACTTAGATATAGACCTGCTTTGGCACATCGAGCAGAAAATGAAGTATAACGAACTCCGTGAAAAGATGCACGGGAAGAAGTATTAACTCTCAAATCAAAAAAATGGATGATAAACGAAAACAAATATTGGTAGATTACATATCCTACCTGTATACGACGGGTAGGAGCTATGATAGCATCGGGAAATACATCAAATATGTGACTGATTTTCTTGAAAATTCCGAAGAAATCAATCGTCGTGGTTATTATAAATATAAACATAAAAATGCTGATGCTATGGTGCGCCATTCGTTTATGTGTGAGGCTGTTTGTGATTTATTGTCTTATCTTAAAATCGGATATGGCCGACGGGAAAAGGCTGTAAAGCCTTTGGAGAAACTTGAGGTTATTTCAGAGAAGAATAAGAAACTGCTTAATGATTTTATAATATGGTTGACTGATAACAATGATTATTCCTCTCACACAATTGATGTCTATTATACCTCGTTGAGAAAATATTTTGAATACGCCAATGAACTAAATATGGATAATTGCAGACGATTTATAAAAAGCCTTGAAGAGGAAAAACTTTCTCCAGCTACCATTCGATTACGTATTACAGCCATTGAGAAGTTCTCCAAATGGGTGAAGAAACCTATTGAACTGAAACGACCTAGAATGAAACGCAAGTTGGATGTAAACAATGTGCCGACAGAAGAGGAATATAATAGGTTACTGGAGTATCTGAAAACAAAACTCAACAAGGATTACTATTTCTTCATTAAGGTATTGGGTACTACAGGAGCTCGGCTCTCGGAGTTTCAGCAATTCACGTGGGAGGATATAGTGATCGGTGAAGTTGTTTTGAAAGGGAAAGGGAATAAGTATCGGCGTTTCTTTTTCCAAAAGCAATTGCAGAGGGAAGTGAAGGACTATATAAAGGAGACAGGCAAGTCCGGTACTCTTGCTGTTGGGAGATTCGGGCCGTTGACTCAAAGAGGTCTTTCACAGCATCTGAAAGCATGGGGTAAACATTGTGGTATCGATTCGAAAAAAATGCACGCTCACGCCTTCCGGCACTTCTTTGCTAAAATGTTCCTGAAGAAAACCAAAGATGTAATTCAATTAGCAGACCTTCTTGGTCATGGTAGTGTAGATACAACAAGAATTTATTTACAAAAAAGTTATGATGAACAACAAAGAGACTTTAATAAAAATGTTACGTGGTAGTGTAGCCCAGCTCAATGAATTGTCGGATATGACTGAAGGCATAGATGTTTATGACGCTGCCGGATATGTTGATACTGAATTTCTTATGGAAGCGCTTTCCTGTGTTAATACTTTTATGGATGCGAGTAATATGGTTATTACGAAAATATCCTCACTGTTAGCGCCGGACGCTCCGGTTGATGAAAGGAAGAGCCAGGCTGATGAAGGTAAGAAATGGAATGTGGAAGAGATACTGAAGCATTGTACTCTTGAGGATAGTGTTCTTAAACTTCCGAAAGTACAATTCAATAAGAAATCCTATGCTGAAGCAAAGAAATGGATAGAAGAAGCTGGCGGCTCATGGCAGGGAGGTAAGATACAGGGATTCACATTCCCTTTTAATCCGGAACGTGTGTTCTCCATCTTGAAAGAAGGTAAGCGATGCGATTTGCAAAAAGATTTTCAGTTCTTTGAAACACCTGCTGATATTGCAGACTGGCTGGTAATGCTTGCCGGTGGAATTCACGAAACAGATACCGTACTTGAACCAAGTGCCGGACGTGGTGCTCTGATAAAAGCGATTCATCGGTCGTGCCCGTCAGTAACAGTTGAATGCTATGAACTGATGCCGGAAAACAGGGAGTTCCTTCATACACTTGATAACGTAATATTGCTTGATGAAGATTTTACGAAAGACAGTGTAGGGCATTACACTAAGATTATTGCTAATCCTCCATTTTCCGGTAATCAGGATATTGACCATGTAAGACTTATGTATGAACGCTTGGAAGAAGGTGGAATTCTTGCGGCTATAACCAGCCGGCATTGGAAATTTGCGTCTGAAAAGAAATGTGTTGACTTCCGGGAATGGTTGGAAGAAGTTCATGGAGAAGTTTTTGAAATCGGAGCAGGTGAATTCAAGGAAAGTGGAACGACTGTTAGCACTATGGCAGTTGTAATAAAAAAGTAATTCAAAACTAGTAATGAAGAAAATGATATTAATATACACTCTTCTCACTTTGATAGTGGGGTGTGCTTCACCGAGAAAATATAAAGAGAACCGCTTTACAAAACAGTTTCAAGAAGTGGATTCGATGTTTAATGAAAAGTACAAGCTACATGAAGATTAAGTACATACGATTGAAAGATAAAGAGCATGTTTGCGACTATTGGCTTATACTCGCTTATCGTTCGCTTTTACAGCGTGCAAGAAAAAGCCGGAAACGGAAAGAGTTTGCTCGAAGAATAATTCGACTTTGCAAAGGTTCAGATAAGCGAATAACGGATATATCAGATGATTATAGATTTTGGACTGCCAAAGAAATGTATGATACTATCGTCAGTAAATAACTCTCAAAACAGAATAGTATATGAAAATAATAGCAAAACAAGGTTCAGAGCTTGAGAAGCTACTGAAACAAATGAATGAACGGCTTTTGCGTGAACAAGATGAAGCTAAAGATATGATTCAGGAATATTGTGGTTCAAGACCAGATAGTATCGGTTATGTTTGGGCGTTTGGCTTCACTGCCGAGTGGTTTTATACACTTATCGGTTTTGAAAATAAGGAGTTTGTTCCTGAAAAACTGATTCCGAATAATGATGATAAGAAGCATCTGTGTTGGAAAATCAATAAACGAAAGAAGGAGGGTCGAGAATTTATTGATAAATGGTGTAGAAAATTTCGAGGTATAGATGGTAGACCTCTTAATAAATTGGGGATTCCGGTAATGCACGAAGAAACAGGACGCTATTTCCATTGGCTCCCACTTGAAAAAGATGGTGTTTATTACGTTTCAGTAGGTTCTTCCATTCTTGAATGTATGCCATCGGCAAAAAGTGAGCAGTTTGAGATAGAAGTTTAACGTATAACAATGAAGTAATGAACATCGGATTAATTGACGTTGATGGTCATAACTTTCCAAATTTCGCTCTTATGCGTGCCTCTGCATATCATAAAACGAAAGGAGATCAAGTAGAATGGGCTACACCTTTCAGCAGATACGACAAGGTGATGGCAAGCAAAGTGTTTACTTTCACTCCGGATTTCAACTATCTGACATTGCAGGCTGATGTAATCGAAAAAGGTGGTACCGGGTATAAAATTGCAAGCAGACTTCCTGAAGCAGTGGAGAACAGTTCATTGATGGACTACTCCATTTATCCCCAATATCCTTTTTCCATACAGTTTTTTAGCAGGGGATGTATTCGGAAATGCCCGTTCTGCCTCGTTCGTGAGAAAGAGGGATACATTCAGACCGTTGAGCCGGTGGGGTTGAACCCGAAAGGAAAGTGGATTGAAGTGTTAGACAACAACTTTTTTGCGAACCCGGAATGGAAAAATGCCGTAAGCTATCTTTTGAAAACTAGACAACCTATAAAGTTACATGGCGTAGATGTTCGCATAATGGACGAAGAACAGGCGTATTGGTTGAATAAACTAAAGATGAAACAGAATATTCACATTGCTTGGGATTTACCTCAAATAGATTTGACTGATCGGCTGAAAGAAATGATCAAGTATGTGAAGCCTTATAAGATTACTTGCTATGTCTTGGTCGGCTTCAATTCTACCATTGAGCAGGATTTGTTTCGGCTTAACACATTGAGGAGTTTAGGTATTACTCCGTTTGTTCAACCCTACCGGGATTTCACGAATAAAAGAAAGCCTAAACAATATGAGTTAGACCTTGCAAGGTGGGCAAATAAAATGTGGCTGTTTAAGTCATTTGACTTTGTAGACTTTTCGCCTCGTAAGGGATTTAGATGCGATTATTATTTAAAGCAATTTGCGTAAAACTAATAAAAATGAAAGCAATAACAATAAAACAACCGTGGGCCTCTTTGATAGTCCACGGTATTAAAGACATTGAGAACCGTACTTGGCCGTGTCCTAAGAAATATTTAGGGCAGAGGGTACTGATTCATGCAAGCGGTAAACCTTTGAATTACGATAATTTCTATGATTCAATACTTACCAATGAGCAGTTATTGGCATTACCGGAAAACAAAGAGTGGAAAGATTTTAGTTTTTGTACAGGCTCCATTATCGGTAGCATTGAGATAGTGGATTGTGTACAGAATCATTCTTCCATCTGGGCTGAAAAAGAAGTTTATAACTGGGTATTAGCTAATCCAATACTTTTTGAAAGTCCTATTGAGAATGTAAAAGGTAGACTTTCTTTTTGGGATTATCTTGGTATCAAATAAGTAGAAATTGAACGTTCTGAATGCGGAAGTATAGAGAAAACTGTTGAATAATACAACCACTCTTTTCCCTATATTCTTGTACAGTTACAATAAATATAATAATTGGGTATATAATCATTTGTTTGTAGAATCAGCTATAAATTCATGAAAAAGAGAGTTAATAGTCTGAATTACGATTTCTTTTTCTGTATCATATCCAGATATAGGAAGTTCGAGGGCAATAATGTTATTGAATATATCAAATTTCTTTAATAAAGAAATTGTTTTGAGAGTTGATTGCGAGCTCATTGAATTGAATAGTATGACTGTTAACTCATCTGAGGATAATTGTGCTCTAAATATTTTAGAATAGTCATTGGGGTATTTAAAATTTTGGATTGAATCCAACAGATAATATATGTTTCTATGGTATTGCCCTAAATATTGTCCATATTGCCCATATAAATAATCTCCGACATTTCTTATGAACTTATAGAGCTGTTGGTATCTTTTTTCTATACAAATCCTATTACAGATTGATGCAACAATTATACGATACATTTCATGAATTTTGCTTGACATTATTATGCCTTTTATTTCGTATATAGTATCGTAATAATATTTGGGATCCCTACTTTTTAATAATACATTTAATTCTGTAGTTGAATGAACTCCAAACTTAGTATAAATCTCCAGAAATGCTTGCTCGTCTAACTTACTGACTTGTGTTAATTCTGATGGAAATTTTTCTCCATCTTTTATAAAATGATATATTACATAAGCATAGAATAATGAACGCGCTTCATGTGCGTATGCTTTGAATGCTTCAATTCCTGTTTTCTCAATTTGGTGTTCAGTATATTTGTTGGTGTCGACTTGATGCTGATATAATCCCAACAAATTATAAAATGTTGACCTTTCATTATCAATTTGTCTATTTATTTGTGAGTCTTTTATTGTATAAAGTACTCCAATGAAAGCAAGTAATCCTGTAATTGAACCTAAATAACTGCCGAAATCAGCAAAATCATTATGATTATAGGACAGTCCGTGATGAAATCTATATACATATACTAATATTAATATTAGAGTAAATATGGCTGTTGCAATTAATGCGTATTTGATTATATCTATTTGCGGTCTTTTCATTTTATTTGATTTTATATTTTATACAGCTACAAATGTAGTGTATTCTATTTTGAAGTTAATGTTTTTTTGAGTTTTTTACTAACAATATGTTGAATTTGGATATATGAGAGTTTGATATATCCTTTATTTTTTTGTGATGATGAGAAAAATGATTGTAACTGGCAGTGAGGGATTTATTGGTAAAGCCCTTTGCCGAGAATTAGCCAAAAGAGGTGTTGAAGTCATAGGACTTGATCGAAAGTCTGGTACTGAAGCCACAAAAGTATGTGAGCTCCTGAAAAATGGGGGTATTGATTGTGTGTTCCATTTGGCGGCGCAAACTAGTGTGTTTAATGGAAACCTGGAACAGATCAGGAAGGATAACATTGATACTTTCATGCGAGTAGCTGATGCTTGCAATCAAAATCATGTGAAGTTAATATATGCCAGTTCGTCAACGGCTAATCCGGAGAATACCACTTCTATGTATGGAATAAGCAAGTATTTCGATGAACAGTATGCATCTATCTATTGTAAGGCTGCGACCGGGTGCCGGCTGCATAATGTATATGGACCTAATCCGCGAAAAAGAACTCTTCTCTGGTTCCTGATGGAAAAGGAAAACGTGTCATTATACAACTGTGGTCAGAATATCCGGTGCTTCACTTACATAGATGATGTCATTGAGGGGCTTATCTATTCGGTGGGTTGTAACCGGCAACTTATCAATATTTGTAACGTCCAACCTGTGACTACTATGTATTTTGCTTCTTTAGTAAGATACTACAAACCGCTTGAAATTGAGCTAATTAATGAAAAACGGGATTTTGACAATTTAGAGCAGTCGGTGAACCGGGATATCTATTTAGTACCTTTGTCTTACACATCTGTCGAGGACGGAGTAAAGAAGATCTTTGATGAAAGGAAAGGGAAAGATATGTCGTATTGACGACTGGGATAAGCCGGAAGCGGTGAAATGTAAGAGCTGGTCTCATCAGGAACGGTTATGTGATCTGAAAGAAAAGGTATCACTTCATAAAAAGGGTGATATCTATTACATCTCCCAGTTCACCCGTTCCAAGACTGGTACCAGCTTTTCAGAAATTAAACAGTCGGAGGAACTTGCATCATTCTTTGCAGAGAGAGCGTGTGAGTTTCTCCACCGCTTCATAGTAGGGGGATATGAAGGATGGTGTATAGTCACCACACCGCGACGGAGACACAACGAGGGCTTTCATTTTTCAACCTCTATCTGTACGAAAATTGCGGGGGCGGTGAAAATACCATTCTATGAGAATGCAATCCAGTGCCTAACTAAAGATAGATTGAATCCAGAATTCTTTCTTCTTCGTCCGATAAAGGAAAAGAAAATAATAGTGTATGATGACATATTAACAACTGGCAGCACACTGCTTGCCACCTATGAGCTTTTAAAGGATAGAGAGCAGCTTCTTTTTCTCGTAGGAATAAATAACAAATGATATGGGAAAGCAAGAGAAACCATTAACATTCAAGCAAGAGAAATTCTGTAAATACTACGTTGATACAGAAGGTAATGCTAGTGAAGCATATAGGATGTCTTATGATGCGTCAAAGATGAAACCTGAAACGATTTGGAGTGCTGCTAGCAGATTGTTAGCCAATAGCAAGGTTAGTGCAAGGATAAGTGAGATTAAGCAACAGAGGGCGAAAGAGACTGAAGTAGAGAGGAAAACGGTCGAGAAGGTATTAATGGATATTGTACTCGCTGATCCCGATGATTTACATTATGTAGACCCTGTTACCGGGAAAACAAAGATGAGAAGTCCGTCCCAACTTCCAAAGCGCGCCCGTAATGCGTTGAAGAAGATTCAGAATAATAGAGGAGTGGTTAATTATGAGTTCAACGGCAAGACAGAAGCCGCCCGGATTCTTGGTGCCTGGAATGGATGGGAAGCCGATAAGAATGTCAACATCAAAGGTGGAGACGGAAATAAAGTCGGTGAACTTCGTATCGGATTTGAAGATAATGAGAATTCGGAAGAATAGAACAATTTGAACTGCAAAATCCGGTATTCATCCTACGGAGAAACCTTACTTTTAGAACAATATGGTTATAAATTATAAGAAGCTAAATCCTAACGGATTCTATCTATTGAAGTACTTGAATGATGAGACTATCCGTTTTATCATTCTCTATGGAGGTTCATCTTCCGGTAAGTCGTATAGTGTGGCACAAACAATACTGATACAGACATTACAGGATGGTGAGAACACTCTTGTCATGCGTAAGGTAGGAGCTTCTATTCTCAAAACCATTTATGAAGATTATAAGGTCGCTGCGATCGGTCTTGGCATCTCCCATTTGTTCAAATTTCAACAGAATACTATTAAATGTCTGGTAAATGGTGCGAAGATAGATTTCTCCGGTCTTGACGATCCGGAGAAGATAAAAGGTATCTCTAACTATAAGCGAGTTCAGTTAGAGGAATGGTCAGAGTTCGAGCATCCGGATTTCAAGCAGCTACGTAAGCGTTTGCGTGGTAAGAAAGGGCAGCAGATTATTTGTACCTTTAACCCGATCAGTGAAAGCCATTGGATAAAGAAAGAGTTTATTGATAAAGATAAATGGCATGATGTACCGATGACTGTTACCATTGCCGGCAAAGAGTTGCCGGAAGAACTTACCAAGGTCAAATCCGTAAGAAAGAACGCACCCAGGCAAATACTTAATCTTCGTACTAAGCAAATCGAGGAACAGGCCCCTAATACAGTTATTATCCAATCTACCTATTTGAATAATTTTTGGGTTGTTGGTAGTCCTGACGGTACGTATGGTTTCTATGATGAGCAATGTGTTGCCGACTTTGAGTATGATAGAGTTCACGATCCGGACTATTACAATGTGTACGCATTGGGAGAATGGGGTGTCATTCGTACCGGTAGTGAGTTCTTCGGTTCCTTCAATCGTGGCAAACATTCCGGTGAGCATAAGTATGTTCCGGACTTACCTATTCATATCTCTGTCGATAACAACGTGCTTCCGTATATCAGCGTATCATATTGGCAGGTCGATTTCACAACTGGTACCAAGGTTTGGCAATTCCATGAAACGTGTGCTGAAAGCCCCAACAATACAGTAAAGAAAGCTTCCAAACTTGTTGCAAAGTATCTGAAATCTATCCAATATTCTGATAGGTTATATGTACATGGTGATGCATCAACGAAAGCGGCAAACAGCATTGACGATGAGAAGCGTTCCTGGATGGACTTATTCATAGATACATTGCAGAAAGAAGGATTCGAGATTGAAGATAAGGTAGGCAACAAGAATCCGAGTGTTGCCATGACCGGTGAGTTTATCAATGCTATCTTTGATTGTACTGTTCCCGGTATAGAGATACACATTGACGAATCATGTTCGGTATCTATTGAGGACTACATGAGCGTACAGAAAGATGCTAACGGTGCCATTCTTAAAACTAAGGTCAAGAATAAAACTACCTTGCAGACTTATGAGGAGCACGGACACCTGTCTGATACGTTCCGATATGTCGTTGTGGATTTGTGTAGTGAGCAGTATATAGAGTTTAGTAACCGGCGAAAAAGAAACTTGTATGCTTGTAATGGCACTATTAATTTCTTCAATCCAGATACCGAATGTAAATACACTAAGAAGATTCTATATGTGATGCCGAATGTTAATGGGAAATTTGTCCTTATACAAGCGTTTAGATGTGGAAATAAATGGCATGTTGTTGATGTCGTATTTATGGATACTACTTCAACAGAAGATATACGTTCTTCTATTTTGTCCCATGAATCTGATTCATGTGTAATTGAATGTACAGATGCTTATTTCCCTTTTATCCGGGAACTCCGTTCTAGTACAAACAAGGAGATTCGTGTAATGAAAGAGTTTCCGGATGTAGATAAGCGTATTGCTGCAACATCTGATTATGTGAAAAATAGTATTCTTTTTTCTGCATCAAAAGTAGAATCTGATACGGAATATGTTGCCTTCATGAATAATCTGATGGACTATAATAAAGATAGTGAAACAAAAGAGGCCAGTGCTGTTTTGAGTGGGCTAGTACAGTTCGTTGTAAAATTAGGTTTGAATTGAATTGCGTTATATGTGATTGAAAATAAGGATGTTGTATTGTTGATATTATGTTTTCGTAATTTCAAGATTTTAGTGTTTTGGAAAACGGTTTTCCTTTTTACTTAGTTTTGCTCAAAAAGGAACCCAATGAATATTTTTTTTGATAATCTATTTGGAAAGAAATCTAAGACTAAAGGTGAAGTTGAAATAGTTACTTCATCTGAAAATAAGGATATAGATACTCAAAGTGGCAAGGCTGAAAAATGGTCAGTTGCATACATTGAGGACCTTACTAGTCCTATTGTAGCGGGCAGTAACTATCTAACGCTATTCAGTACGATACCTGAAGTCTTTTTCCCGATCGATTATATTGCATCGCGAATTGCAGGTGCTAATTTTCAATTGAAGAAAACTAAGGATGACAGTATAGTATGGGCGAATAAACGAATGAATGGCATACTTAGTCGTCCTAATTGTTTGATGCGTTGGAAAGAATTGATTTATCAGCACCATATTTATAAATTGTGTACAGGGAATAGCTTTATTCGTGCCGCTATGCCTGATGTCTTTTCTACAGCTGAAAAATGGAGATATTGCGATAATTATTGGGTGCTACCTTCTGATAAGACTATTGTAGAACCTGTTTACGGGAATATACCATTGTTTGGCATTGCCCAAACAGAAGATATTATTCGTAGCTATCGTTTGGAGTATGGTTGGAATGGTAGTTTGGAAATTCCTCCATACCAAATATGGCATGATAGAGACGGAAGTGCAGAGTTCTATTCAGGGGCTATGTTCTTGAAGTCCAAAAGTCGTCTTGCTTCCCAAAATAAGCCAATGTCAAATCTAATAGCTGTATATGAAGCTAGAAATGTGATTTATGTAAAGCGGGGTGGATTGGGCTTTATTGTAAGTAAGAAAACTGATGCTACCGGTTCAATAGCGTTGACTGACGATGAAAAGGAACAGCTTTTGAAGCAAAATTTTGAGAAGTATGGTGTAAGGAAGGGCCAGGTACCTTATGGTATTTCAGATGCAGACATTGACTTTGTTCGTACTAATCTTTCTATTGCAGAGTTACAGCCGTTTGAAGAGACTTTGGCTGATGCAATAAATATTGCAGGGGCATACGGCATCCCTGCCGTTCTTGTTCCGCGAAAAGACCAGTCCACATTTAGCAATCAGGCTACTGCTGAAAAGAGCGTATATTGTTCAACTGTTATTCCTATGGCCAAACAATTCTGCAAGGATTTTACAGCTTTCCTTGGTCTTGAAGGAGGGGGATATTATTTGGATTGTGATTTCTCTGATGTTGATTGTTTGCAGGAAGGATTGAAAGAATCCGAAGACGTAAAGACAAATATAAATAAACGTTGTCGTGAACAATTCTCATGTGGGCTTATAACACTCAATGACTGGCGTGCCCAAATAGGCGAAAGTATGATAGAAAATCCCTTGTTTGACAAATTGAAATTTGATATGTCAGATGAGGAACTGGATAAAGTAAATCGAGTTTTTAACACTAAAAGTGGAGATGAAAAAGATGGAAGAGAAAATCAAAAGCCTTCAGTACAAGACAAAGGCAAATGATGTTGATGAGAAGGGTATCGTTACCGTTGCGGTGAACGGTATCGGTGTGAAGGACTCACAAAATGACATATCTATGCCCGGCTCATTCAATAAGACATTGAAAGAAAATATTGGTCGGATGCGTTGGTTCCTGAATCATCGTACAGACCAGTTGTTAGGTGTTCCGTTGAGTGGTAAGGAAACAGAAGGTAATTTGGTTATGGTCGGTCAGTTAAATCTTGAAAAACAGATTGGCCGTGATACGTTAGCTGATTATAAGCTGTTTGCAGAGAATGGAAGAACCCTAGAACACTCTATCGGAGTAAAAGCCATCAAAAGGGATTCTATCGATCCTTGTAAGGTGCTTGAATGGCGTATGATGGAATATTCAACATTGACAAGTTGGGGGAGTAATCCACAGACGTTCCTTGTGAATATCAAGTCTGCTACTGCTGACCAGGTAAAGGAAGCTGTTGATTTCGTCCGGAAAGCGTTCTTGCAGCATGGATATAGTGATGAACGTTTAAAAGGATACGATATGGAATTAAGTTTATTACTGAAGAGCCTCAACGGTGGTGCCGTTGTCTCATGTCCTCATTGTGGTTATCAATTTGATTATGATGCAGAAACAGAGCATACCTTTGCCCAACAGGTATTAGATTATGCTGCTGATTATCAGAGATGGATAACACAGGACATTGTAAGGGAAGAAATGGAGAAGCTCACTCCGGAGATTAGAACCCAAGTAATTTCTCTTATTGATTCTGTCAAATCAGAAAAGAAAGAATTTACTCAAAAGGGTCTACAAGACCTTATGAATTATGTAAGATGTCCCCACTGTTGGGGAAAAGTATATCGTTCGAATGCTATTCTGCAAAACACTTCTGAAAATACCACCGGAAAAAATGAGCCGTCTGTTGACACTCAAGAAAAGAATGACGGGGAAAATGGGAACGATGAAGTAACGATTAAAGCCGCTGATAATGGCACTTTACTCGATTTCAAGAGTTTGAATAGCTGTTTCGAGAATAAATAACTTAAAATTTAAATTTTATGCCTAAAAAATTTACAGTATCAGATTTTAATCTGAAAACAGACGGTCTGCCGGCAGAACAGAAAACTTTCATGGAAAACATTGTCGGCATGATGTGTGAAGTAGTTAACAAGTCACTTGAAGGATTTGCCTCACCGGAGGAGGTAACGAAACAGTTTGGTGACATCAATAATCTATTGAAAGCCTATGATGGAGAAAAGTTCCAGCAATTGGTAAAGGACAACGAGCAACTTGTAGAACAAGTTAAAACTCTAGGTGAAAGTATCGAGAAAATGAAGCAGAAAGGTCTTTCTATGGATACTATCAACAAGTTCGATGAGAAGTTGAACGAGATGCTTGATTCTGAAAAATTCAGAGATTTCGCAGAAGGAAAAACACGCAAATCAGGAGAATTTGACGGCTTCTCCTTGAAAGATGTCGTTTCCATGACTGACAATTACACCGGTGATTTGTTGATTACTCAACAACAGAAACGTGTTGTGACTCAGGTTGCCAACAAAAAGTTGCATATGCGTGATGTATTAACGACGTTGACTGCTGATCCTGCATACCCTCAACTTGCCTATGCACAAGTATATGCTTTCAACCGCAATGCCCGTTTTGTAACAGAGAATGGGCGTTTGCCTGAATCAAGCATCAAGGTAAAAGAGATACAGACAGGAACTAAGCGCCTTGGTACTCATATCCGTATCTCAAAACGTATGTTGAAATCAAGAGTGTACATTCGTTCCTACATCTTGAACATGCTTCCTGAAGCTGTTTGGATGGCAGAAGACTGGAACATCTTGTTTGGTGACGGTAATGGTGAGAATTTGCTTGGCATTATTAATAATACTGGGGTGACTTCTGTAGAGAAGATTATCAGTACAGCCATTGTTACAGGTGCCGCCGGTGCTGTAAAAGCTATTACCGGATATAACGGTGATAAGGATGTGATTGTAGAGTTTGCAGAACCACAGGATTTGATTCTTGATGGAATGAGTATCACGTTCGCTGGTGCCGCTGTTCTTACAGAACTGAACAAAACACACGCTCTTGTGAAAATGGAAGATGGTCGTATCCTTATTCCTGGTGTCGCGTTCTCCGGTGCTGAAACGGCTACGGATAAAATGACATTCAGTGTTCATGAAGCCGGCTTTAAGAACATTGAGGAACCCAACTCTGAAGATGTAGTGAAAACAGCTTTCGCCGCAATGACATATGCCCAGTATTTTCCGAATGCTATTATTCTTAATACAATGACTGTTAACGGTATGGAATCAGAAAAAGATACGACAGGACGTAATCTTGGTATCGTTAAAATGGTTGATGGGGTGAAATATATTGCCGGTCGTCCGATTATCGAGTATGGTGGTATTCTTCCAGGTAAGTATCTTTTAGGTGACTTTAACCAAGCCGCAAATTTGGTTGATTATACCACTTTGACACTTGAATGGGCTGAAGATGTGGAGACCAAGCTTTGCAATGAGGTTGTGCTGATGGCACAAGAAGAAGTTATCTTCCCGATTTATATGCCGTGGGCTTTCGCTTATGGGGATTTGGCCGCATTGAAGACTGCAATAACTAAAGCGTAGGATTATGGATTACATACTTAGAGGTAACGATAAGGATGTAACCAATGTGCTTAAAGAGCAACGCATTCGGATTAATAGAGGGATGATTCAACTCATCCCTATTTCCGAATGTGGTCTTGTTACAGAAGAAGATGCCCGAAAGACATTGGAATGTATGCTTGCAGAAAAAAATGAAGAGATTGGCAGGCTTACTGCATCCATTGCAGAGAAAGATAAGACAATTGTTGAACTGACAGAAGAGCGTGAAACAATGAAAGCTCGCATTGCAGAACTTGAAGTACAGGTGCCTTCTGATGAAAAGAATCTTCCGGTTGCCGATTCAAAAGATTTGCAAGAGGAAGATGCCAAGGAGGTAACTGTTACAGATGATAAAGCCGTTTCCGTAGAAGATGAAAAGAAAACCGGGAAAGGCAAGACCTCTAAATAACTATCGCTATGTTGATTGATGTTTCATATTTTATGTCAGGTCCCAGGCATATTGAGAATGTTTCGGTCGCTGAAATGCCTTCGCCCCAATCTCTTGCTGTGAATGAGGTGATAAATGGGTATATTAAGGCATTTCAGCCCGAATTTCTCCGGAATGTTGTTGGTGTGACTCTTTCCCAAGCTATCACAGATTATTTGGAGCTTATTGAACGGGAAAAGGAAGATTCTTCAGATGAAGTTGATATTTCAGAAGAGAAGGAAGCCCCCCAGTCCGGATATGCAGTATTATGCGAGAAGCTGTGTGAACCGTTCGCTGACTATGTCTTTTATCATATTCTTCGTGACGCAAACACCCAGGCTACAATAACCGGGCTTGTCCGTTTGAAATGTGCTAATGAATATATAGCTCCTTTGAAGAGACAAGTAAGCACATGGAATAGCATGGTAGAGAAGAATAAACAGTTTGTTGAATGGGCTATGTCGAATGATTGTCCTTTCGATGTGAAAATAACCAAGAATCTTTTGACCCCAATTAATGCTTTCAATTTATGATAGATTTAGATATAACAGAACTGTTTGAGGAGATTGTAAAGGAACTTCCAGAAGGGCTTGAAATTCTCTATCCAAATGGGAAAGGGGGAACTAAAGTTATGAAGTCCCCAAGGTTGAATTACATCTTCGGTAGCAGTCAATATATCAAAGATATTTTAGATGAATACAGTAAGTCTTCTGCCCAGTCTGAAAGGAAGTTTCCATTGGTTGCACTATTCACTCCAATTAGTGAGGATAGAGGTGATGCGGATTATTTTTCAAAAGCAAAGGTTTCGTTAATTATAGCATGTTCTTCTTGTAAAGAGTGGAGCAATGAGATGCGCAGAACCACATCTTTTAAAAATATCCTTCGGCCAATCTATAAACGTTTATTGGAAGTATTATATGAAGATTCTCGGTTCGACTGCGACTATGACGAAAAAGTGAAACATAGTTATTCAGAAAACTATTCATATGGCAGATACGGAGCCTATACAGATTCCGGTGAGGCTGTGAGCGAGCCGATTGATGCCATAAATATACGCTCGATGGAAATAAAAATTAATAATCTTAATTGTAGAAGAAAATGAGAAAGATTAGAACGTGTAAGGGTTCCCGGATGAACACTGGTAGTTCTGCTTGTAGCATTGACTGGAAAAAGGTCAAAGGTGCTATCTTGACAGAACATGGTGTCAAACTCCCTGCTGATATAACAGGTGAGAAGTTGCTCGAATTGTGCCATGCAGACCGTCCCGGGCGTATTTACCCTATTTTGCCATTCCTGGAGTATGCCAAGAATGGTGGAGAGCCTCAAGTTAATCCTGTAGGGTACGGTGCAAGTGAATACAACGGGCTTAGCGCTCAAACAGACACCTTCACTTTGAAGAAATTTGATGAGGTTTTGAATGCCCAGCTTCTGAAATGTGCCAATAAAGGATGGGACGTTTACTTTTGGAATCAGGATAATATGTTGATCGGTTATAATGATGACACTGATATCCTTGCCGGTATTCCGATGTCTACTGTTTACCCGACCGTGACACAGTACCCGACCAGTAGTGCTAAGTCTGCGATGACTGTTAGTTTTTCACATGAAGATGTGGAAGACAGCCAATTGCACTTTGACTACGTGCAGTTAGACTTCAATCCCAAGAATTTCGTTAAAGGCTTGGTTGATGTTGTGTTTCAAAAGTTGGAGGCCGAAAATACTTACAAAATAGTTGAAGTTGTTGGTGGTTATGACCGTACAGAAGAATTTGGCAGTCTTATTGCTGATGGTGCTGCTGAAGTTATGAATAACGTAACTTCTGCTACATATTCGGATGGTATCATTACCATTGTTCCTAAAGCCGGGGCGGTTCCTTCGTTGAAAGCTCCTTCTGTATTGTATGAAAAAGGAATCAGAGGTATCGAGCAGGTGTCATGAAGGTAGATAATGTTACGTTCGTCGAGGTTGCTGTGAAGGGCATGACGAAGGAAGAGTTTATTAATGCGCACATTAAAGTCGTGTGGCAGGAACTGAAGGAAGCTGACCGCAAGAAGAAGCTCTCGGAAGTGTACGATGCGATAACTAAGTAACCGACGGGCTGGGGTGTGATTACAGCCCGGCCCGTTATATTTTTACTGTATGGCAGATTTTGATGAATTACATAGAGTTATTCATTCCATTGCATCCGGGTTTGAAGAGGAATGTATTAGGTGTATGGAAGAACATAAGAATGTGCTCGTTGATTGCATTCAGGAGCAATTATATTCCGGTCTGGACGGTACTGAACATCTATTGAATCCTGATTATGATACTGACACCTATTTTAACGAGCCCGGTCCCTGGCAGAACCGTGCGGAACAATATAAACGATGGAAGGAGAGGATAACTCCACCTCTTAGAAGTGAGATGCTTTATTTGCCACCGCGTCCGGTTGAGGTACCTAACCTCTTTATTACTGGTACTTTCTATGATAGCATAACTGCCGATAGAATTGATTCCGGGCTTCGATTCTCAACGAAAGGATTTACGGACGGTAGTTCTATTGAGAAGAAATACGGTGAGCAGATTTTAGGCATTGGTGATACAGCTAAAGAGTACTTTAATATTATGTATCTCCGTCCCTGGATGGAACGTTTCTTTTCAGAATGTGGATATCGGTAGAAAATGGCTTGTAGTTGCGAAATAAAAAAGATGCAGAGTGAACTGGAACGTATCAGTGATCTTGCAAAGAAAGCAGCTGTCTTGGATGGTTGCATGTATGTCGTTTATCAGAAAGAAGATGGTACCTATGCTTTTGATAAACTAGGAGTTGAGATAAAAGGAAAGATTGTTGAATATAGACATTACCTGTAATTATGGCAGATTTAAAATTAAAAGATTTCGTTGATGAGAACGATTTGCAGAAATTGGTGGAGCTTGATAATACTATTGAGCGTGTGAGGGCTGATTATGTTAATGCGGCCAAAGAATTAGCAAAAGGTTTGAAACTAAATGTAGAAGGCGTTGCTGATCTTGAAAAGTTGAGTAATCTTTATAATACTCAAGCAAAAACGGCTGGTTCTGCATCTGCTGAATTAACCGAGGCTCTTAGAAAACAGTCTGAAATAACTCAAACTGTCAGTAAGAAGATAGAGGAAAAGCTAAATGTAGAGAAATTATCTGCTGCTGAATTGAAGAAACTAACCAAGGCAAACTCGGATAATGCTGCGTCCTTGGAAAAGGCTGCTAAAGCGGAAGCTAACTTGACAAAAGCGCAGAATGCCGGTAATACTACTCGTAAGAAAGCTGTTTTATCTGAAGAAGAACGTTTAAAACTTATCAGAACTGCTATTACCTTGACTAATCAGGAAGTACATAGCCGTTCACAAGCAAAGGAAATGAATAAGCAGCTGCAAAAGGCTGTTGATGTTTTGAAAGATACGGATGAAAACTATATTCGTACACTTGCCCGTCTTAATTCTACTATTGGAATCAACACTGATTACATAAAGCGAAATTCCGATCGATATAGTCAACAGAAAATGACCATTGGTGCATATCGGGAAGAAGTAAAGGCGGCATGGATTGAAATACAGAACGGTAATAAGTCCATGCAGAACATGGGAATTATTGCCCGGAATGCTGGAATGATGCTTAAAACGGAGATGGCTCCTGGGCTAAACAAAGTTGGTGCAGGATTGAAAGGGTGGGCTGCTGGATATATTGGTGCACAAGCTGTTGTTAGTGGAGTTGTTGCTTTATTTACAAAACTGCGTGAAGGAGTAGGTGATATTGTTAAATTTGAATTAGCTAATAGTAGGCTTGCTGCAATATTAGGAACCACTTCTGATAAAGTGAAGGAGTTAACTGCGGATGCTCAACGTTTGGGTGCTACAACGAAATACACTGCATCCGAAGCTACGGATTTGCAAATAGAACTTGCTAAACTAGGTTTTACTCGAAAAGAAATATTAGATGCAACAGAGCACGTTCTAAAATTTGCACAAGCTACCGGGGCAGAATTAGCAGATGCGGCTTCATTGGCAGGTGCTTCTCTTCGTATGTTTAATGCTGATACAAGAGAAACTGAAAGATATGTGTCTGCGATGGCTGTCGCAACAACCAAAAGCGCATTGTCGTTTTCATATCTCGCTACTGCATTACCAATTGTTGGACCGGTTGCAAAAGCCTTTAATTTCAGTATTGAAGATACTTTGGCTTTGTTGGGTAAATTATCGGATGCCGGCTTTGATGCTTCAATGGCTGCTACTGCTACTCGTAATGTTTTTCTAAATTTAGCTGATAGTAATGGAAAGCTGGCAAAGGCGTTAGGTAAGCCCGTTAAAACATTGCCTGAGTTAGTTGAAGGATTGAAATCGCTAAAAGAAAAAGGGGTAGACTTGAATACTACTCTTGAATTAACTGATAAGCGTAGTGTTGCCGCTTTTAATGCCTTTCTCACCGCTGTTGATAAAATATTACCACTTAGAGAACAGATTACTGGTGTAGAACGTGAATTGGGCGATATGGCTCACACGATGGGAGATAATGTTCATGGAGCTCTTGCTAACTTATCTTCAGCATGGGAAGCGTTTATGCTTTCTTTCTCCGAGTCAACGGGACCTGCTAAGGAGTTTCTTAATTGGATGGCTGATAAAATAAGAGGTATCGCCAATGATTTGAAATCTCCTGAAGAAAAAATAGAAAAGATAGATTATAATTTTAGAACACTTGCAAAAAAAGATGCGAACAAAAAGTTATTGGAAGTAGAAAAAGATTTTCAGGCAGAATATAAGAGGCTTATTGATGCTGGTGATACAGAGGAACAAGCATACACAAAAGCTGTTATTCAAATGAAAAATAAACGTATTGAAGTAACGGCCCAAGAGAGAGAAGCTTTAAAACGGATGAAAACTCGTGCTCAATATGCAACATCAGAGTTTGAAGATATGTCTTGGATAAAGAATGGTGCTGCTAAAATGTTTGGCTATTACACATCGGAAGCAGAAAAAGCGGATAAGGCTCAGTTGGAATTTTCTAAAAACTTATTTAAAATAGCATCTAGCGATGAGTTTAATCGTGGACTTGATGTGATTGCAGAAAAGTTCCGTCCAAAGGGTAACGACAAAAATGGTTCAGGTATAACAGTCCTTACTGATAAAGAAAAACGTGAACAGGAAAAAGCTCTCAAAGAGAAGCTGAAAATTCATGAAACTTATCAGGAATCAGAACTAGCTCTTATGGATGAGGGACTGGAGAAAGAACTTGCTAAAATTGGTGTTGCTTACTCAAAGAAGATTGCTGCCGTCAAGGGTAATAGCAAAGAGGAAATTGCTACTCGTCAGAATTTGGCGAAAGAAATGCAGGATAAATTAGATGAATTCTCTATTAAGTATAATTCTGACCGTGAAAAGAAAGATGTTGAGAACGCTCTTGCTGTTGTAAAAAAGGGGTCCCAGGAAGAACTTGATTTGAAATTGCACCAGTTGGAGTTGCAACGTGAAGCAGAAATTGATGCAGCAGAGAAAACAGGTGAAGATGTTTTTCTCATTGACGACAAATATGCAAAAAAGAAACAAGAACTTTACGAAAGACATGCATCCGATCAGGTGCAATTAATAGCAGAGAATGCAGCGCATGAGCAGGAAATCCGGGATGCTGCATATGTTATGGATACGCTTGCTCTTAAAAAACAGTTAGCTTCTAAGGAAATAACCCAGCAAGAGTATGCAGAACTTGAGTATCAGTTAAAATTAGATTATGTACGTAAAACAACCGAAGCTGCAATTGATGCGTTGGAGTTGGAGCTTCGAAACGAAAATTTGAGCGCAGAGGATAGGGCAAAGATTGCAGAGCAGTTACAGAAATTGAAAGCGGACCTTTCCCAGCAAGAAGCAGAAGCGGAAATAGATGCTATCAATAAAGTTACTAAAGCGGATGAGAAAGCACAGAAAGAACGTCAGAGGAATCTGAAAAAATGGCTTCAAACTGCATCTCAAGCAGTGGGTGCTATTGGTGATCTAGTCTCTACTATTTATGATGGTCAGATTCAGAAAATAGAAGAAGAGCAGGAAGCTAATGATGAGAAATATGATAAGGATGTAGAACGAATACAGAATCTAGCTGATTCGGGAGCAATCTCCGAAGAAGAAGCAGAAGCTCGTAAGCGTGCGGCCAAGGAAAGAACTGAAGCTAAGAATGCTGAACTTGAAAAACAAAAACAAGAAATGGCACGTAAACAAGCCATTTGGGAAAAGGCGACTAGTGTCGCTCAAGCTGGAATAGCCACTGCACTGGCAATAACTGAAGCTTTACCGAATATTCCTTTATCTATTGTTATTGGTGCCATGGGAGCAATTCAGGTTGCAACTATTCTTGCAACTCCTATTCCTTCCTATGCAGACGGTACTCAAGGTAATGATAGGCATCCCGGCGGTGCCGCTTTAGTTGGTGATGCCGGTAAACATGAAGTTATCATGTATTCTGGAAAAGCATGGATTACTCCTGATACTCCAACTTTAGTTGATATTCCTAAAGGTGCGCAAGTCTTTCCTGATGTTGATAAGGTAGATATCTCTAATTTTGATATACCGGATTGGGACTTTCCCACATTTTCACCGACATATTTTGCATCTTCTTCCGGTGACACCATTGTTTTCAATGATTATTCCCGATTAGAAAAAAGGGTTGATAGAACAAATTTCCTTTTGATGAAGAGTCTAAAAATGCAACGCCAAGATGCTTCTAACCGTGAATTTGAACTGTATAAGTTATCTAAACTGAAATAGCCATGATTGAAAGATTAAATCAGATAACATTGAGTGATTTCATTGAACTTTCATGCGGAAACTATGCTTGTTTGCTTTCGGACTGCAAATCTATGTCCGAAAGTATGCTTAAAGAGATAGCATCTAAATTGCTCATTGAATACAGAAGTATTGTTAATCCTTCAAATATGAAGGCTATGGTAATGGACAAAGAGGATATGCTGAAAGAACGTGCCAAACTATTGAGTCTTCGTATTTGTCAGGCTCTAGTTTCTCTTGGCTTTTATGATGATGTTCGTCAGGTATTGGGTCAACTAAATGTAGATACCCGAAATATGAGTGATGAACAAGTAATATCGAAGATTGATTATTTACTTCATTCTGCAATTTTTGAGCAAAAACGGAATGAGGAAAGACGCAGTGAGGAACATAAAGGAAGTAAGGCTACTCCTGAACAAATTCGTTCTTCTTTTGATGCTGAGATTGCTTTTCTAATGACATTCTTTAAAATGAGTATTGATTCTCGTGTAATTAATGCTGCTGTCTACGCAAATATCGTTCATCAAGCTGATGTTGAAATATTGATCAGAAAAAGAAGCACATGATAATATTGGTACTACATATATGCTGTAATTCGATTAATTTTTAATTAAAGCGAATTATTTCATACAGTCGTTTGTACATCTCCTTTAGAATCACAAACGACTTTTTTATGAATAGAAAAAACAGCATCCATTGTATAAATAGGCATTTATACAATGTTTTATTGTCAGAATTACGTACATTAGAGACGAAGTGTAATCGGATAACAGCAGAAGTGTCCGAGGTAAAAAAAATGATTGCCTTATTGCCCCCCGATATAGGCACTCTTATTAGTTCAATCGAGCGTTCTGCTAAGGAAATGCACGAACAAAGTATCATGCACCGGAAATATGTGGAAAGGTGCATTAATGGCGAACCGAAGATACACCTAATAAGGAGGGCTGACAATGGACTTTGAAAAGGAATTATCAGAAATATATCCTTGGATATTAAAGGTGGCAAGAAAATTCTGCTGTTCCATGCAAGATGCTGAAGACTTAGCCGGTGATACAGTTTATAAGCTACTTGTGAATCGTGATAAATTTGATTGTTCTAAACCACTTCAACCGTGGTGCCTTATTATAATGAGGAATACTTATATAATAAGATACAATAGAAATTCCCTTATACATTTTACAGGGCTTGATATGGTAGACGGAAGTGCCATTTCTAACTGTACAGCTCATTCAATACTGTTTGATGATTTGGTTTCCACAATACAACGGTGTGCTAAAAAATCCCGTTGTATTGATAGTGTGATGTATTATGCTAGTGGGTATTCTTATGATGAGATAAGTGAAATCCTGAACATTCCTGTCGGAACTGTAAGAAGTCGTATTTCATTTGGAAGAAAAATGATATTTCATGCTCTAGGTTATTAATATTGTGTGATTTTGGTTCTTATAGAAATTTATTTATATATTTGTATTATCACTAAATAAGCATGATATGGCAATATTGTTAGATAGTTTTTCATATAGAGTTAAAAAATTATCAGGTGGAGTATATTTGGATAGATGGGATGGTAATACATTTCCTGAATTTATTTTACCTGAAAGATTGTATTTCATTAAGAATATAATAAACTCATTATTACTACATGATAAAATATATATACGTATTACTTCGTTAGAAGAATTTATTGAAGTATTTGGGATTGAGGCTACGAGTCTGTTAATATCCAAAGATATATTGAAAATATTAGATGGTTGGTCTTCTCCCAAAATTATGGCATTTGAGGATCAGAATTTTTCTTTTTGGAATACTCAAATTCCTTCAGATAGTGCGCGATTAAATATTATTTCTAGATTGTCGAATAGATACCGGATTTCTCAATATAGTTATTTATATCATGTATTGTATCATGAATTATTAGAGGAGGACGCATCAGGCTATTTAGATAGTATAGCACTAGATAATACTTTAGAAGATATAAATATTCCTGTGTTAAAAGCACATTTAAATCTTAAAACTGAAGATTTGTTTAATATTTGTGATGATGATGCTTTTACTATAATGAGGCTATTTATTCTTGAACGCACATTGGTTTGGTCACGTGAGTTTAGAATGAATGAAATAGGAATGGAAGGGAATGCTAAATATTGGTTAACGTTGAAAAGTGGTCGTGAATTAGATCAGTCATTGATGGGAAATATTGATCAGGTTTTAAAAAGTAAAGCTCTTCCAGATCTTTCTATTTTATATTATAAAGGGGCAATAACACTTCAAGATATATTAGAGGTCAGGGAGAATGTTCATGGAGTGAAATTCAGAGAATGGATCGCTGGGAATGATTATGATTGGAGAGAACTTCAAAATATATTAATAGCTAAGAAAGGGGAACAATTAATAACCAAATGGTTAAGATTTGGGGCTGTTACTGGACTTGGCTTATGGAATCCTTATGTGGGAATTGCAGCTGGCATTATTGATCAAGTTGTTGGGGCATTAACTAAATGGACACCTGAATTATATTTTGATGGTGTATTATCTAACAAATTTGGAAGTAAACGTTTGAGAAGTTTAAACACTTTGGATGATCATGATATAAAATAGCTATAAATAAAACGCTTTTTTCTAAAATAATATTTTATTCACTGATAGCCAGTGAATTATGTGGCGTTTTGGCAAAGTATGATTTTCAAGAATTTAGCCAACTGGGAAACCGGTTGGCTTTTTCTATATATTTGCTCGTGAACATTCAAAAAGAGTTAAAATGCTTTGTAAATATGTGCTTACCGTTGATCGTATTATCTATGAAATTCCCAAATCTTGTATTCAGAATTGGGATGAAATAAAGTTTTCCCGTAAACGCTCCAGACTTGAAGGAATAACTAGAACCTTTACTTCAAAATTCCAGTTTGTGGGAGAAGCCTATGATCTCATATTGGAGGAGTATTTGAGCAAATACCTGGCTTCTAATGCTAGTATCACCGTTTATACTATAACTAATTCTCATACTTATGAAGAATTCTTTAGTTGTCGATTGGATTTCGGTTCATTAACTTATGATGGAAATACTGTTTCTATTAATTCGATAGATGATAGTGTCGCTAATATCATAAAGGCTAACAAAGGAACGCAGTACGAATATTCGGTAGATGAGATAAAAGATGTATATCAGCTTTATTATGATTCTGTAAGTATGAATTATAGTCAACCGCATACATTAGGTGGTAATACTGTAGAAAATGATGCTTCTTTGCAATATATTGTAATTGACAAAGGAATATATGTAGAAGCTATAACATATTCGCTTCCCTTATATATTTCTGGTGGTGAACTTCCGTCACGGGATTCACCTCTTGAGTTTTATGATGCACCACAGGAATCGAAAGATGATCCAAATGTATTTGTTAAAGCCTTGTCCGACATTGATATAGTATTGAATTTTAGTTTTGAATACTATATCAGTTATAGTGATGCGTATACAACTAAAGCTGAAATTGTTCTAGGTGGGCGTTACGAAGATGGTCGTTTAGTCGAGTTGAAAAGATGGGGGTATAATAAGGGGGATGTTACCCCAAGTAATCTGAATGAATCCATCAAGATTCATCTGACTAAAGGGCAGGCTTTATTTTTTGATTTGAAGGTAACATTTAACAGAGTTAATGCTTCTACTGGCAATATTTATTTTCGTAATTTCAAATTTGAGACACGCTTTACTTCTCGAGCTAACCCTATCTATGTGGATGCAATAAGACCTATTGATGTGTTAAACCGATTGCTTAAAAGCATGAATGGTGGAAATGAAGGTATCTATGGTGAAATAGCTTCAGGTGTTGATGAAAGGTTAGATAATTGCGTGATATTAGCTGCTGAAAGTATTCGTGGAATCCCTCAAGCTAAGCTATATACTTCTTATACGAAGTTTAAAAACTGGATGGAAACAGTTTTTGGCTTTGTGCCTGTGATCAATGGTGTCACTGTTTTTTTTAAACACCGGGACAAATTGTTTAGTGATAACAATGTAAAGGATTTAAATAGCAGCTTTTCTAGTTTTGAGTATAAGGTTGATTCATCAAGAATATATTCTTTGGTTAGGGTAGGATATGATAAACAGGACTATGAAAGTATGAATGGTCGTGACGAATTCCGATTTACTACTGAATATACTACTGGCATTGATATAACTGATAATGTATTAGAGTTGATTAGCCCTTACCGTGCTGATGTTTATGGAATTGAATTCTTATCGCAAAAGAGAGGCCAAGATACAACGGATAGTGAAAGTGACAATGATGTGTTTTTTGTTTGTGCCAGTACTACATTACATGATAATGGCGGAGTACAAACATATAAAGAGTATAGGCTTATAAGGAGCGGTTGGGAAATAAGTGGTGTACTTGATCCTGAAACGATGTTTAATACCATGTATTGGCAAGGAGGCATATTGCAAGCAAATGCCGGCTATATTGGTATGTTCACTAAAAAACTATCTTATTCTTCTTCTGACGGTAATAGTGATGTTGTTGTCAATGGTATAGGAATGAAAGATGATTTTAACGTTGAAAGTGGTATTATAACTTGTGGAGATGTTTCATTCACAACTTATAATGAAGATATTCCACCAACAGATGATGAAACGATTAAAATCTTAAAAGATGATCTAGTTTACGAGGGCTACATCAAAGAGGTGAGTAGTACAGTTGAGAGAAACGAGGGAGTGAAGTATGATTTATTTGTCCGTTCAATAACAAAAGCCTAGAAATATGATTATAAGCCCGTTTACCCCACTGTTTTTTTCTCCGTCTACCGATAAATTTGGAGCGAAGAGTAAATATGTGCAATTATTCGCACGTACAGACAGGATTTTTGTTGAATTGATTTTGACAGCCAAAGAGCAGGAGCCTATAGTTTACATTAATAATCTTTTAAGTAATATATCTACACCTGTATCATTAAGCTCATGGAAGATGAATGATGATAAGATTCTTTATTTCTATAACATTTCATTGCTTCCATGTGGATACTATACTGTAACAGTTAATGGGAATACGAGTGAGATTTTTAAAGTTACGGACGATGAATGTGAGTTATCAGAAACCAGCCTTATTCAGTATTCAATGAAAGATAATAAGCAGCGTCTTGATGCTGTCTGGTGGATAGATGGGATGCAATACTTTTTTGATTTTCGCGTTCCTGGTGGTTTCAAAGATAACGGATGGACGTTCGGTGTGGATAATGAGCAGTTCGTGACCTCTGATGAGGATATTGTTGAGCTATTCAGCCACGAATATACAACAGTATTATTCACGCTTGGAAATGGGATGGGATGCCCTGTGTGGTTTGCTGAATTATTGAATCGTGTCTTATGCTGTAATTACGTCTACTTTGATGGTGTTCGATATACCAGAAAGGAAAGTAATGTTCCGGAACTTAACCAGCAAATAGAGGGATTGAAGAGTTTTGTGTTCAATCAAATGTTACAGAAGGTAAGAACGATGAATCCAGTTTTGGAATGGAATAACCAGCTTGCTATGAGGTGTGTACAAAGCGGTGCTTATAGGATAGCAGATGATGAAGGAATGCGTAGTATCAAGTATGGTTCAGAAAGTGGGGTTGCAGAGGTCGGAGCATATATCAATATGACTAAGGCTATTCCTAATACTGGAGTTTCTATTAATAGTGATACTATGGTTACTGTCAACAGTATTCATCACCCAGGTGTTGATAAAAATTCATATTGGGATTTGATTGCAATCAAGACGACTGACATAGATAACAAGTATATTGGTAGAAGAGGTTACGGTAAACTTACAGTTAATGGACTGGATAGACTAAAGAACGATTTGGACAACGGTTCGATAAATTTGCGTGCTGTACTATATAAAGGAGATTCGTATACTAACCTCATTGAAGGGAGTGTAATCAGTAGGGATGGTGTATGTGTCTTGAAAGGTATTAACGGTGGAGATATTGGTGCTCTGAAGGAGTTCCAACTTTATCTTGATAATGTCTATGATTGCGACATAGATAATCTTGGTATGACCATTGAGCTTGTATGGGTATATGAAAATGATTAAAAAAGAGAATTATGACAGAAACAGAAAAACAACAGATTATTAGCCTTGTGTTACAAGCGTTGAAGACAAACAGTCTTACAATAGAGCAACTGACTGATACAACAGAGCTATCCAAAGATATGTACGTTGAAGTTAGTGGCGGTCGGAAAATATCTATTGATTTACTTTCAAGTACCATTGCTAAAATGGTGAATGGTGATTTTGATGCATTAGTGGAGAATGTCAATAAGATTGCAAAAGATTTATCGGATGGAGACGCCGAGTTATTGAAACGTATAACAGGAGTGTCTGATAAATCCAATCCTTTGACTGACCCATTTAAAAGTATTGGCTCTTTTACTACTATTGGTAGCTTTAAAGATAAATTAAAAACAATGTATTCCGGGGATTCTTCTATTGGGAATTATCGGTGTATTTTGTCTGTTGATTCGTCTAAGATTCCTGTAAATATACAAATTGAACGGTTGGAGCTTAATAAGGTTTGTCAATCATTCACTTCGTGTATACAACTGGCTACCATGTCAGACAATGCCGAAGGTGTATATTTAGGTACAGTTTGTACAATCTCACGAATAGGTATTGTTTCCAATGAGAGTGTTACATGGGGCAAATGGACCTCTGTAATAAATGACTTTGAGGAAAGGATAGGAAAAGCGAACGGTATCGCTCCTTTGAACGAAGAAAGTAAAGTTCCTTCTGAATGTCTGCCTGAACCGTTGTCTCTTGGGGAAAGTGAAGATGAAGCCTTCCCCGGCGACCGTGGAAAGGCTTTAGAGGATGCAATGACAAATATCCCTTCCGACATAATCAAACCTGATTCATTCTCCGTCCTGTCTGACGCTTCCTATCTCAATGTATCTTTCAAAAAAGTGTCCAAAACAACCGGTAAAGAAACGGATGACAGCTTCCGTTTGCCTTCTGCTACCCTTGAACAAGCCGGCCTTTTGTCCGCCGAGGATAAGCAAGCCCTTGAGGATATGAAGAGCGGCACGCCCGCTGACGATGTAACACACCCCATCGTCATTGTTGATGAGATCCGCCCATTGAAAGACGGCTACTATACCCTTGAAACCGCTATTGCCGCCATTGTCTCCTATCAACAGGAATCTGGCGTCAAATATGAGCGAACGGGTCTCATCATTACTTACAAAACAGGCGAGTATGAAATGGAAACCCGGCAGTTCCAGGGTGCTGTGTCCGATTTTGCGACCCCTTCTCTTTGGAAACCCTTCGGGAATGGTGGTGGCAGTTCCGTTTTTGAAACTTCCGATGAACCGGCGGAAGGGGGAAAGGACGCCTTTTCAACTGGTGGCGCCTATGCCTATGTTCCGGCCAACCTCGACGTAAACGTGGAAACAGAAGGCATTGTAAAACTTCAGATGAAGAACGCTGCCGGTGAAACCCTTGGCGATGAAGTGCAGTTCGCTATCGGCACGGGTGGCGGCGGTCAAACTGGTGGTACCATTGTTGCCATTGCTTTCCAGTCGACACCTGTCTATGGCTCTTACGGCTCCACGCTACGAACCTTTGCCGCCATTCGTTCCGTGACCTCGAACGGTGTCGAATCCTCTGACAACCTGATTGAGAAACTGGAACTCGTAGACCGTGAAAGCGGGCTTACCGTCTGGACTGAAACCGTCAACAAAGCATCTTCCGGTGACATGAAGGACTTCTCCTTTGAACTGGACTTCACCACATACTTTACGGCTGCCGGTACTCGGAAATTCAAGCTGATAGCCACTGACGAAAGCGGCAACACCGGTTCCAAGAATGTCAATGTAACAGCTGTTGATATTACCTGTACCTGTGTGCAGGTGCTCAACTATACCCCTGAAACTCTGCTTACTCCGACAACTGAAAGTTTCAGCCTTCCACTCTATAAGTTCGGAAACAACACCTCTGATAAAGGTATCAGTGCCCAGGTTGACATCAAGATTAATGGTGAATGGCAATCCCTGTCTACCACCGTTGTAAATGACAACTACTCGCACTCCGTTGTAATCCGCCCTGCTTCCCTCGGCCTAGAACACGGTACCTATCCCTTGCGCATCCAAGGAACGGATGTCGCATCCGGAGTGAAAGGAAATGTCATCTACACGGCTGTCATGGTAATTGACCCGAATAGTTCCACACCTCTTGTCGCCTTGAGATACGATGATAAAAACGGTGGAGTAGTCCGACTGTACGAAACCGTAGAACTTGATGTTGCCTGTTATGACCCGTTGGAAATGACTTCACCCGTCAGCGTGAAAGCCAATAACGTGCAGGTAACACAAATTGCTGCCAGTCGTAACAAAACCTATCAGGTCAAACAACAACTGCAGGGCTACAAGGCTGACGGCACCGATACGGTCAACTATACTGCCGTATGCAAGGACGTGACTAGCGAACCTGTCCGGGTGACAGTTAGCGGTTCCGCCATTGACGCCGCCATAAAAGAAGGCGCCATCTATAACTTTGACTTCTCATCCCGTACCAATCAGGAAACTGACCATAGCATTGTCAGCGGTAATTATGAAATGAAAGTGGACGGTGCCAACTGGACTACCAACGGTTTTGGCACATTCTTGGGTGAGAACTGCCTTCGCGTAGCCGAGAATGTGGGCGTGTCATTAAACCATGCCCCGTTTGCCGGCTCGTCCATCGAATCCAACGGTGCCGCCATCCAGTTCGCTTTCGCTTCCAAGAACGTGACCGATGATGATGCCCTGCTCCTTAGCTGCTATGATGAAACGTCCGGTGCCGGCTTCTATGTCACCGGCCGGGTGGTCGGCATCTTCTGTAACAATGGTGTCGCCCGTCGTGAAGAACGCGCCTACCGGCAGGGTGAAAAGATAACCGTAGCCGTAGTTGTTGGACCTGCAAGCAACTACGTCGAACGTGACGGCACACGATATTCCATGATGAAACTCTTCCTCAACGGTGAGGAAGTCGCCTGTCTTGGTTATGTTCCGGGCGGCGGCTCCCTGATTCAAACCAAGTATATAACGATGGACGGCAAACTGGGTGATTTGTATCTTTATTACATGATGGCCTGGAACTCCTATATGGAATGGGCACAGGCGTTCAAGAACTACCTTGTCCGTCTGACCGATACAGAGGTAATGGTGAAGGAATACGCCTTTGAGGACATCCTTAAAAGCCAGACAGCCGAGGGTAGTACCCAAAGCCGCCCGTCGGCTGCCGAAATCTATTCACGCGGTATGCCTTACATTGTCGAATGCCCCTATGAAGGCTCCGATATAGAAGCACTGGACGGCACCACTTCCACCAGTACGAAGATATACATCACGCTCTATTACTTTGACCCCGAACGCCCGTGGCGTAACTTCAAGGCCGTGAGTGTCCAAACCCGCAACCAGGGAACCACCTCTGCCAAACGCCCGGTAAAGAATAAACGCTACTACCTCGCCAAGAGCAAAGGCAAAAACAAGGATACCCGAATCATCCTGCTTAATCCGGACGATACAACGGAAGAAGGGCGCCGGGCAATCGCTCTTGCCGCCATCAACAAAGTGCAGGTCGGTGATAATACAATCCCGGTCGATGTCATCACCGTAAAAGTCGATTACTCCGATTCCGGCAATGCGAACGATTGCGGCGCCTGTGAAATGATGAACGTTACTTATCGTGCCTTGGCAGGTAACTACATGACGCCCGTTCAACGTGCATTTGACGGAACATTTGACAGCGGAGACTTACACATCGAAGGCTTACAGATGAACCACTCCACTGCCAATCACCCTGTAGCCACCTACCGGTGTAAAGATGACAGTCTGCAAAATGTCTATTTCCATGCCAAAGGTAACTGGAAGGAAGATAAGGGGGAACAATTCGCCCTCGGTTTCAAGGATACCCCCGGTTATAATAAAGGCTGTCTGAATTATGGTGATTTCATCGAGTTCTTCGGTACGTCCGGCGAAACCCTTGATGCCATCGAAACGCGCTTCAAACAGACTGACGGACTCGATACGGATAGCGTGTACCTGCTTTCCCTGTATTGTGGTAGTTCATACCGGATAATGAGGTATCAGGACGGTTCCTGGAAAAAGCAATCCGGTTCCATGAAGTACGAAAACGGCAAATGGAATGTCACCGGTGATGTCCTTAACCCCGTCGAAGGCTTCGAACTTCTGAACTATCAGGGAATGGACTGGTTCCAAGGCGTTGGCTCCGTTCAGGATATGATGGCCATGAAAACGGATAAATCATCATGGGTTCAGAAACTAGTGGACGGTGGGACAATCTCTGCCGATACCTTCCCTGCATGGACCTACTATTTTGAATCACTTATTGATGACGATCAGCTCGCTATTGACTATGCTCTTGGTAAGAAAGTGCCGTATAGCCTCTACCGGTGGTTACGCTTCTGTGATTCCTGTGATTATTCCAAAGGTGGGAACTGGCAAAAAACATGGAAGGAAAACATGTATAAATACGCCTGTCCGGAAAGTGTCTTGAGTTATGATATTTTCACCGACTACCTTGCCGCCACGGATCAGCGTGCCAAGAATATGCAGCCGATGTGGTTCTTGGAAGAGTATGCTTCCGTAACGGACGGTGTGTACAGCTCCGAGGATGCCATGCGCATGTACCTGAATAAAATCTATGACTGCGATACGCTCAACAGCAAGGATAACGACGGTGGTTGCACGGTTGACGCCGAGGTGGATCCCAACCGGACGAGCGATGAAACATTCACTAACCCTTATGCTGGCTACGGCTCCGTTCTGTTTAATAACATCTATCTCCAACAAACAGTGTGGATTGACTCATCCGGTACGGAACTCTCCCTACGTACTGTTGCCGCCGCCATGCGTAACGTTCAGGCGACCATTGATGGCGTCACCCTGCACCCGTTCTCACCCGAAGGAGCTACGCATTTCTTCATTGACAAACGGCTCAAGAAATGGCAGAAACTGGTTAGTTCTTACGATGGTGAACGGAAATACATCTCCTATACCGCCACCTCTGACGCTATCTATTTCTACGCCCTCCAAGGTCTTGGACTTACCGCCCTTCCGTCCTTCATCGAAAGACGCTGGCGTATCCGGGACGGTTATTTCCAAACCGGTGATTTCTTCAGCGGTGTAATTTCCGGGCGCGTATCTTCCAAATCAAACGCCACCATCCGGATTGTCGCTGCTAAAAACGGTTACTTCGGTGTCGGCAATGACGCTAGCGGCAACCTTTCCGAAAGCTGCTTCCTTGAAGCGGGCGAAGAATATGTATTCACCAACTTCTCACATGAGGAAGGCGCCTTGCTATATATCTATCAGGCTGACCGCATGAAGCTGCTCGACCTGTCTGAAATCTCCCTGTCAAGTACGGTGAGCTTCTCCGCCATGCAACTTGTGGAAACCCTTATCTTGGGCTCTGACACCCATACAGAACAATCCATCGGTTCTTACGCACCGCTTACCTCGCTGAACTGCGGCGAAATGCCCTTCCTCGTATCACTCGATATCCGGAACACACAAATCGTTACGCTCGTTACCGACAAATGCCCACGTATCGCCCATATCAATGCGTCCGGTAGCAAACTGGAGAACATCACTCTTGCAGAGACTTCTCCGATTAATGACATCTCTCTTCCACCAACAATGACAAGCCTCCGTTTTGTCGGTCTTCCTGAACTGACCTATACCGGTCTTTCCGCCCCGTCCGGCCTGCAAATAGAATCCATGCCGAACGTCCAACGCCTGCGTCTTGAAACGTCGCCTCAACTTGACGCCATTCAGATGCTCCGTGACGTCCTCGCTTCACAAGCGGCATCCCGTAAACTTTCCATGCTCCGTATCTCGAACATGACCCTGAAGGCTGACGGCTCCGAGCTTCTTGCCATTCTCGAATATGGAGTTGCCGGAATGGATGAGGACGGCAACAGACAGGATAAACCGGTAGTCAACGGCACGTATGAACTGACAGTTATCCGTGAAACGGATGAAATCGAATCCCTTGAATCCGGTATTGACGGCCTTGTCATCCTTACCGTCATAGATGCCTACATCGACCTGATCAACTGGTTCAATAATGAGTCTTATGGCGGAGAACCGTACTACGATAACGTAACGTTGGACAACATCAATGAAGTCCTTGAATATTATAACGGCGAAACCTACGAGGAATATCTCGAACGGTTTGCTGAAGACAATATGGATATTAATGATTTAATTAACAAGTAACTATGACGAATGAACAAAGCGCAACGCTGCTTCGCTTGAACAAACAGGCGCAGGTGGCCGCACTGAACGCCGTTGGATTCTCGGATATCACCGAGAACTCCCGCGCCTCTGAATTTGGACAACGTATCAAGTGGGCTGCCGGCCTGCTTGATTTGAATCTTGCCTGTAACCGCATCTCGGATAACTCCAAATGGTATTTCACCCGTGAGGAATGGAACTCCCTCACAGTTACCAACAAACAGTTGTTTATCAAACGCGGTCTTCGTATCCGTGCGCATGGACACTCCTTCGTAATTTCCGCCCAGGAGTGCTATAATGCCGACATGACTACCACCTTCTACTGGGGCGGTCAGGGCAAAGCCATAGACGGCCTGAATCAAAAAGGACTGGGCGCCATGTATGGCTGCTTCACGGGTGAGGAA